CATCCAGGGCCACATAAAACGCGCCTGCTACGAAGCTAGTACAATCGTAGGGAAGATCGGTGCATTCTGTGTATGTGGCGATAATTTCCCACACGAAGCTATCGTTAAACGTGTCTTGCAATACAATATCACCGGTGCGAAGTGAGACTATGGTTAATGCGATCATGATTGATTCTCCAATTGTTTTAATTCGTTCTCATAACGCTCAATTGTCCGTTTATCTGACTCTACCGCTTGCCGATAAACTAACCATTGAGCGCTATTGTAAGACGAGGACTCTAGAATCAATTGATCGTGTTCAAGTTGTTTCTGGTTTAGTTCTATGAGTTTGCGTACAATGCTTATTCGTTCGATCATTTTTTACCGTCCTATGTGATTATGGATTGCCTGCTTTATAATGCCATCGTTAAGCGTGTAAGGCTTGTTGATAGTCAACCAGGATAGATCGCTGCTAGATGGCAAGCGGTAGATCGCCTTGCTTAACTTCTCATCTGCGATCCTTGCCTGGTAGAGTGTCAAGCCTGCTATGCTTACCTCACGCACGAAGCAATTGATAAGCAAGCTTATTTCTGCCTTATACGATGGCTTATCTGCAATAGCATCAATGGCACGTTTGATCGCGTCATCGACTGTACCAATAATTAGCTTATCTGCTTTTAATGCCGCTAATTCTGCTTTGCGCTCAGGGGATTGCACCTTGCGATCCTTGCGTGCCACCGGTGCATTAATTTTGCCCGTCCCATTACATTTAAAGCACGCACCTTGCGCTATGTGACCATAGCAGGCAATGTGACCGAGTCCGCCGCACTTAGGGCAATTTGTGATCATGGTAGCTTATCCCTTATTGTGTCGATTGACTTAGTTGCTTAATGCGGCGTTAAACTTTTTGGTTGCTTCGCTTACTGAAATCTGGTTATTGTTGATAGCCGTTACTAGTGAACCGATCATTTTGTGAGCGGGTGAGAACTTGACTAACCCGACAGTGTTTAAGCAATCTTCCTGAAACTTCGCACCTTCGTCGGAAAACATCACTATTGTTTCGTTGTTTCTTTCGGCGATTGTGGCTTTTAGTGAAAACATGTTGTTTAATCCTTCGTGTGTGCTCGCGTCTTATGAGAGAATTATACTCTTATTGCAGTACACTGTCAATAGGTTTAGACAACCAATTTTCACCAATTTTCAAAGCGTAGGTTTATGTTCTATTCTGTTCTACCTTGCCAGCAAATTGAGCAGGCGATAACACTGGACTATGATCGCGCCTGCTACGACCTGGCCTATGCTTCGCCTTGCATCGATTGCGCAATCCTTCGTGCTATGCTTCGCTATCGATTGCGGCCCTGTAATTCAGTACTGTTACGATGCATCGTTGCGCCTTGCGCCTGCTACGTGCTACAATCGCTTAACTATGATAGAACTAAGTGATTTAATACCGTTATGGTGCGAAGGGATAGACCCGGCATTCTGGACCACGAAGCGCGGTAAATGCTTCGCAGAAAAATTGTGGACTCAAAACTGTCATGATGCTATGACGATCAATAAGGCTTATCGCCTGATTTATGGTCGTCGACCTAATCCTCATGTGTACGTTATGATCTCGCATAGTGTACCAATCTATCCTATTCCAGATAGTGCAATCAACATGCTTAACCGATCCTATGGATTGCAAGCTAAATACTACGTTTTGCTTAGAGACATGAAACTATTCTTTAGTGAACGAACTAAACAATTTTAAATCAATTTTTAGGCAATGCTTCGTTAATGAACTTAACCGCGCTTGTGCCATCGTTCACAATCGCAATCCAGCGCCTAGCTATCGCATAATTTGCCGACCTTACGCGATAATAGTTATTATCGGAAATAATCAGTAAACATTGCAATAATACCATCCCCGGAGGGGTACTAATAGCCGAGCCGCGATGCCCCAGTCGCGTTAGCTGATCTAAGGCCAGATCAAAAAATCGAACTGGATCATTGATGAGCATCAACACTTCCGCAATGAAACGACAACTCTCAAATAGACCATCACACAACAGTTGGGTGACAGTTACACAACGGTAGCACAACACTTACTCAACGGTTACACAAGAGTGTTGACAGACGATATATGAGGTCATATCATAGACAGTAAATAACAACGAGGTATTGATGGGCAACAACCAGGCTGGACGAGACTTCCAACAAATGGTGATCGGGCTATACGATCTGGATAAGCTGGACATAAAGTCGCTCGATCTGGTAGGCGAGACGTTCTACTACTACCCTGACATCGACAGCGGTGGATATGACTATGGACTGGTCACGAAGGATGATCTGACCGTCGAGCAGGTAGTGCTGAAGATACTTGATCCTGCCTTCGTCCCAGAGGATGACGATCATGTATATGATCGGTTCTACGAACTGACCCACGAAAGATGGCAAGGCGCGTGACGCACAACAGTCACACAAGGGTTGAGTAACCCTTACTCAACAGTGATGTAACGGTTACACAAAGGTGACATATGTCCCACAAAAAGAACGTAGACATCTGGCGACATGGCTTCAACCTGTCCTCCGATGACAGTGAGCAGAAGCGGTTACACGAATATCTGGGTATGCTGGCATTGAGCGGTAAGGCATCGCAGTGGATGATAGAGACACTGATCGCAGCGCTGCCTGCCCAGCCTGTCGAGCATCTTCGCAAAGCTGGCATCCTCTCCCCAGAGTTCCAATCGCCAGACGGGAAGATTGAATATGGTTATCCGGTGCCAGACGAAGAACTCCCGCCATCCGATGATGAGATAACCTATGAGGATGTCGATTGATCATCCACGCCATCATCATCGCAGTAGATATATTCGCCATGATGGTCTTCGTGTATGTGATCAGGACATTGAGATATATAGCCAGTCAGCGCAGCCTGACGTTCGATGACTACTGGCTGGCAGGCATTCACTGTGCGGTGTTGTTGGGCGGGGCAGCCGTGATGCTGTTGATGTGGTAAGGGGAATAGATGGCTGAGAATGTAATCCAACGGGCGAAGTCTCTGTACAATAGGCTGGTCAACTGGAATTTTCTCGGATTGAGCGAAGAAGAGCTGGCGGATATTCTGCCGGACTTGATCCGCCTTGCCGAGATGGGTGAGAAGTATCAGTTTCTGATAGATGAGGATGCCGCAGGTGTGGAAGAGTTGACGTACCTTGCCAGAACCAACATGGTGAGAGATGTGGACTGGACAGTGGACGAGAAGATCAACCCTCGCTACGAGGCAGTGGTCAACGGGGTAAAGATTCGGGTCCAGTACGATCTCAATCGGATGGCAGGCTTTCCGAGTGAAGCCCACTGGTACTGGGATGTACAGTATGGCAAGGATCTTAACATCCGGCGGAAAGATGGCTGGGGTAAATGCTATACGCCCGAAGAAGCCAAGATGCTGGCAGTGACGTGGGCGAAGAAGTTCAATGAGGATGACATAGAATGAAACGATTTGTCGTGCAGATAAAGAACGATGGTGGTGCGGTCAACTTCTATGACACGGATGATCTGCAACTCGCTGTGCAGGAGGTCAGGGAACTCCAGTCGCGCAATCCGCAGGTGAAGTACCAGATACTGGACACTGCATCGAAAATAAGGATTGATGTCGAGAGACCAGCGCCACTGCATGACCGCAATGGCGTGGAGATAAAAGTTGGACAGCGCGTGTTCGTCCATAAGGCTACAGTGAATGCCCAGGGTGGAGTTGTGCGGGTCCCATCCGAGGCGCAGGTTGTACAGGTGGGCGAATATCAAGTTGTGGTGGTGTATCTCGATATACCCGATAAGAAGTTCAGCGTGAGCGCAAGTACGGTGGAGGTGATTACTTCAAAACGGTATCTAATCCAGGGCATAAAGTTCGATTTCAGGTGGGATGCCTTTGAAACCGACGATCTGGCTGAAGCCCAGCAATTTCTCCGAGACAGACAGGCAGGCGGACTGGCGCAATTCGATCTGATAGACCGACAGCCACTGCCAGATTTGCCTGGTCTTCAACAGCTATCGCTTGCCGGGGCGCGTACAGCGCTGGCAGTCTGGAGTGATGAAAGACAACTGGGCTGGATGCCTCGTGAGGCTGCTGGCGTGGCACGGGCGGCAGCGAAATATATAAGAGGACTGCTGGAGATCATTGAGGCAAACAAGGTGCAGAAACTCCGATACTCGATCTGGAATGGCAAGAATATGGTCGAAGGTCATAGCACTGACAATCTCGATCTGGCACTGATGTGGCTCAAGTGGCTTCAAGATACTCCCGAAACGCCCGACGCAAAGTACCATATCTACGATGGGGTAGAAGGACGGATTGTGGCAGTCCCTGCTCCGGCGGAAGATGGTGTCTGGCTGCCACTGACCAAATGGCGTGCTGATGCTCTTGAACAGCAGTATGCCCATCGTTCCGACGGTGACGCTCATGTTATTTGTAGCCTGCTGGACGAGTGGCGGATGGCAATAACTGCCGAGGAGTTCATGCGCCACGAGGTGGAGATAGCGAAGGGCGCTTACGCTGAGCAGCGCAAGATGTTCGAGGAGTGGCTGACCGATAAGGGTTACGAAAAGCCAGAGACGTGGCAACCCTCCGTCTATAAATGGAAGGATAATAGCAGCCTCTACTCCTGCCAGACTGCGATTCCCGACTACAACTGCATGATGGTGGTGAGTCACAATTTATATAACGACAAATGGGTGTGGACTACAACAACGAAGCGCAGCGGGGCTGTCTTTGCGGCCTATCATGATTTCGGGGAAGGCACTACTGCTCAGGAAGCACGGCAAGCTGCGCAGGCATCATTGGAGCGCTGGCAAAATGGCAGATCGTAAGATTGGTCCCAACCTGAAAAAGTTGATGATCCTCAAGATGGCGCGTGATGCCGCTCAGGGTAGCAATCCGATGGCAGCGGCCATGGAGTCGTTGAAAAACATTGCCCCACGGATGCGAGATGCACTTGCGTGGTGTGATGAGGCCATATCGGTAATACGCTCTTCCCCTGATAATCCATATGGAGATGACGAAGAAGTGATTGCTGGGGCGATACTGGCGGAAGTGGAGAAGAAGTGACCAATAACGCATTAAACCAACTGGCATCCTTCTCCCATCGAACTGGGCAAACATCTTCGCCCTCAAGATAGAGAGGAATCTGGCATGACCGCATCAATTCTATGGAAACCGCTCGATGAAGGCACGAGTCTGGACGTGAATGGACCATCGACCTTCATTTCGGAAATGGAAAAGGTCTTCGGTGCTTTCCCGACAGTGCTGGACACAGACGATATCCCCAGATTGGAAGTTCTGGCGGCCTTGAACGAAGGCGATTCGGTAAATCCTTACGAGGAGTTGATCCAGGTGCTGAGAAAAGCTAGCACCATCGAAGTCTGGGCGGTGTACTAATGTCAACATCAGCCGATGGTCAGATATGCTTCGGGATAATGCTGGAAGAGGGCACTGAATTGCCCTGGAATTCCGGCGAATATGAGGACGATAACGATATGGATGGCTGGTGGATTAATGGCATCTGCCAGTTCAAGCCTGAACATCCTATCTATGCTGATGACGAGATTTACGCCCAGAGGATGGCAGTGGCTAAAACGCACGTAGATAGAGAGAACGCCATCTATCTTCATGGGAAACGGCCTACAAAAGAAGAATACGCACCTTACTTCAATGAAAAGAATGCCTTCGAGGCTGCTCATCCTCTCCCCGTGGCAGAGATTAACTATTGCAGCGGTGAGTATCCGATGATCATTCTGGCTGTACCGACCAGCATTAAGGTGGCTTATCGGGGATCGCCAGAAGCATTCGACCCGGCAGAATTGGTAGTCAGTCCTGATAAAGTGGCAGCGCTCATTGAGTTCTGCAAGACCTACAACATTGAAATCGGGAATGAGCAGCCCAAGTGGTGGCTATCGAGTTACTGGGGATGAACAAAATGTTCGGGTACTTTGATGATGATAGCAACACTCCAGCCTATGACCCTGGCTTTGATATGGAGTGCCCCTTCTGCCATAAGAAGTTGAGTGAGCCGATGCGTTCCCCGTCACTGATGGTCCCAGGTGACAGCCGCAGCTACTTCTACCGTGTTCATCGGGAATGTGACGACAGGGCAACCGAAGAAGAAAAACAGGCCATCGATTCGATCATTGTCGATGCCGTTTATCGCAGTTGGGAGAGCAACTGATGCATTACGAAGTCGTTATATTCTGCCACGATTGCACCGGTGAAGATTATGATGGCTGCTTTGACGGTGGAACAGAGACCATTGATCGTGATCCCTACGATGAGAGTGTGATCACTGACCTGATCCGTGCCAATAATATTGGCTGGGACACGGTGGACAATGTGGGGCCGTGGGATTTCTGGGTCAATGAGATCAGTGATGATGGTAAGATTATCCGCAAAATTACCCAGGAGACAGGACGAGCATGACAACACTGGAATGGCGAGAAACTAGCCACGTCCCCCAGGATAAACGAGAGCCTGTTATTTCGTGGGAGGCAACGCCCAGAAAAGGGCTTACTTATGTGGTTGCGCAGGAAAATGGCAGTGGCAAATGGTGCTGGGTGCGGTACAAAAACTTAGTGGATGGTGAGGGGAAACGCTTCGCGGTCTCCTATGGGAAAAATAAAATCCCGACCCGACAGGACGCAATGGATGCCGCGCAGGCAGATTCGGAAATAGAATGAACGCTAAAGATTATCTGGCTGCCATGAGCGCTAAGGCTATCCCTGCCGGATACTCCGGTCTGTGGCATATTAGCAAGTACCGTATCAAAAAGGATCACACGACCTACCGCAACTGGAAGATGATCACCCTTCCCGCCGGAACTTATACTTATCTGCGCTGCATCACTGATGCCACGCTCTACAACAACCCTCCTGGCGATCTGGTCATGGAAGATACACCCTTTGAACTCAGCACCCATCTGGGCTTCGCCATGAAAGCCTACGGGCATGTGCTGGTAACAGGGCTGGGTCTGGGCTGCGTCGTCAGGGGACTGCTGCTCAATCCGAAGGTCGAGCATATTACTGTTATTGAGAACTCGCCCGATGTGCTTAAGCTGGTCCAGCCTTATATGCCACAGACTGATCGGTTGAGGATTATTGAGGCCGATGCACTGGAGTGGACTGTCCAGAACACGCAGCCGTTTACATGTGCGTGGCATGATCTGTGGGTCAATCATGACGAAGACCCATCCCATCTGGACCTGTGGCACGCCAGAATGATCCACACGCTCTCCAAGCGGGTGAAGTTTCAGGGCGCATGGGCCTTCAAGCGGGAAATGAAAGAACTACTCATACGGAAAGGCTTCAGGTGGATGGGATGATTAGAGTTACTGGCATAAGGGATGTTGGACCTGTGTTGATTCTGGTCGGACAGATACAGTACGTTTATCGTGACGATGGAGATACCCTGATAAAGACCGTTAGCGGCGACTCGATTCGCTGCACTGAGACCATTGATGAAGTGCAAGCACTGATCCGCAGCGCAATGGGAGGTAACATTGCCAGACCTTTACCCGTCCATCCCTAGACTGCCGAGGCCAGAATGATCCCTGAACCTGCTATCAAACTGTCCCCATCCAGAGGCCAGGTCGAAGTTCTGGGTTTGCTCATGATTGCCCACTGCATCAACAGTCATCATATTTCCAGCAATGACCTGTACGATGACCTGAGAGAGATGGTCGAGATGAGATTGTGCCACGTCAAAGTCTCCCCGTCTGGCGTTCAATGGTGGATTTCAGGGAGGCTACTGCGCGAATGGTGTCCCTATATGAAGATATGTCAGACATGGCATCGGGTCCACGCAGATTGCGAAGTGCTGGAAAAGAGAATTATGCTGGAGAAAGATAATCAGCGGTTATCGGAGCTGGCGCAGGCACTTAGTAATGGCTATGACCTTATGCAGTATCTGGTCATGGAGTGCGGCGAAGGATTGGCCTTAAACTGGAATAGATGGAAGTATGAGGATATGCGCGTATCATGAATGAACAAAGATCGACCATATGGATTGATACCATCGAATGGCTGAAATGGCTGTTGCCGATCTTTATTGGTCTGATGATAGTTGGTCTTATTTTAGTCTTTTTCTCTGTGCTGTCCAATTATATCAGCAACCCGCCTACCACCTCTGTTTCAGGCAAGGTTGTGCGCACCTACGCGACTCTTTTCTCAGGCACGTCAACGACCTATGTAGTGCTCGACAGCAACGGCAAACCCGCCGTGGTTGGCCTGTACGCTGAACAGATCGGATTGGTCAATGTAGGGGATACCTGCATCTTCGCTGTGAAGGATAACCAGATGGCGCACTCAGTAGATTGTCGAGGCAACAATGACAATAAGTAACGCAGATGCCCAGACCATGAAAGACCTTCAGGTGAGTCAGGATATCCTGCTCAACAACCTGCGATTGATGGCAGAGAAAAACGCTGATCAACGCCTGCCTCTCACTGCGCGGTTTATGGTGGAGGCTGCCGATGAGATCGAGCGGCAGCAGAAAATCATCGACCTTGCACTGCAAAATCTGGGCATCGATGCCAGCCCTGAGAATTTTAATGAGTTTCGGGAACGTCTTGCACGAATATTACATGGAATTCAAAATGGATGACGACACACGCTTAACTGGGCACTTTCTACTTTCGCTCTCACTGTTCGATGCAGGCTGTGTGTTTGTTTTGATTATATTTCATCCGCTACCCTTCCCAGCTATGTTATTGGCTATTATCGGAATCGATCTTGTTGTGGTCGGGCTGCTGGGGCAAGTCGCCAATATGCTTGCGCGTTTTTTGAAATAGCTTCGCTATGTATCCAATGCATGAATAATACATGCGCAACGCATGAAACCTTAACGTAACCTCAATGCACTCCGAACAGGAGTTCTGATAGGATAGATCGTGGCGTAGGTCATGCCCCTTTTAACTTAGCAGACAAAAGCCGGATTTACCATGACCTGCGCTATTACGAGGTAACAAATGCAATCTCCTGCTCCAATCGAAGCAATGAATTATGCCTCCGCGCACGATATGAGTGCCATCCTGTATCTGTCTACCATCAACCAGCTATGGGAAATGTCAGCATCGATGGAAGAGTTCGAGTTTCGCGTGCAACAAACAGTGAAAGCGCGCGTAATCCTCTCCGACCTATCCCGTAAGGCTGATGACCAACTGGTAGCGAAAGCACTCGACAATCTGAATCGCCTCACCTCATCGCCCCTATACGTGCTCTCTACCGATTATGGCTACAAGTTGCCTGATCTTCCTGCGACGTTGGATACCAATAATCACTGGGGTGTGTTTCTGGTCGCCAATCTGGTGGCTGCGCTCCGACGGATTGAAGCCCTAGAAGCCGATAATGTGAAATTAAAGGGAAAAGTCGAACGATTGATGGACAACTATATGGGCGAAGATCAGTAATGAGCACCCTACAGGATGCCATCGATGAGATAAAGGACCTTGCCGAAAGGGATCGGCTGGCGCGTGAACGCGAAGCCTATATTAACGATGATTTTATATGCCTCACAGGCGCTATTGTCGGTAAATTGGCGGACTTGCCACTATGGGCGCAGGCTTACATCAAGGACATGAGAGCCAAATTATGGGACGCAAGAAATGATAGATAAGTTTATAAAAATGGATGCCGAGGACAAACAAGTACTCGTAGGACTAATCGCAATGCACTTTGCCGCTTTCCTGTTCTTTTCTTTGTTTTTAGATCCAGAGAAAGTGCTTATCGCTGTCTTGGCTGTTTTCATTGCTATTGTGGGATTTGGGATTATCGCGGGCGCTGGTCCAGGTCCAGGAGATGAGGATAAGGAGAAGAAAAAGAATGGCGGAGATCGATGAGTAAAATGCAGGACTTGATAGACGAAGTGCGTGCTCTATCCGAGTATGATCGACTAAAGCATGAACGTACAGCCTACATTGAAGACGAAAATATACTGTTTGTGGACGGAGCGCTTATAGGCAAAATGTCGGAATTGCCGTTGTGGGCGCAGGCTTATATCAAAGACTTGAGAGCAAAGGTGTGGGATGCAAAAGGGTAACGACAAATTAACTGATGACGAGTTGATAGATAACAATTTATGGGAAGAATTGCGTGAACGACATCCCAAAGCGCAGGCTCCTATCGGCAATACTATTCCTGTGCTCGACAAAGGCTTCGTGGAACTGCAATCTGTCATGGGCAATGATCTCGCCATTGTCAATGCAGCTCGCGTTTCCTTCCTCGGACAGAGCAAGGGCGCAGAGTCCGACAAGAAGTTACTCTTCTACCTGCTGCGCAATCATCACACCAGTCCCTTTGAGATGGTCGAGTTCAAGTTCAGGCTGCGTGCCCCACTGGTAACATGGTGGCAACTGGTCCGACACCGGACTTTTAATATTAACCTGCAATCGGGCCGCTATACCCCCTTTGAGGAAAACGACTTCTATGTGCCGGATGTCTGGCGGCAGCAGGCTAAGAACAACAAACAGGCCAGTGAAGGCGAACTGGACGAGGCTGTGGGCAATGAGACCACAGCAGCCCTTATTGCCCACTACGCGCACTCGTATGAGTTGTATGAGGCAGCGCTGAAGAAGGGCGTGGCACGGGAGATTGCACGGTTGTTCCTGCCCGGATTTGCAGTCTACTACACGGGCGTGATTAAGATCGATGCTCACAATCTGATGAACTTCCTGCGCTTGCGCATGGCCAGCGATGCCCAGTATGAAATTCGCGTCTATGCTCAGGTGATTTACGATAACTTTTTCAAAGTGGTCCTCCCCTGGACTGCCGAAGCATTTGAGGAAATAAAATGAACGAATCAACTGAAGAAATTATTCGTGGAATGCTTGCCGACGGCACTCATATGCGCGAGGCGGTAAAGATTCTCAACAGACGATTGCACGCCCATGCGCTGGTGATGCTGGAAGGCAAGGATGGCCTCTGGCACATTCTGGAGGCTGGACGGGATATTGAGCATCACACTTCTTTTGCTTCAGCTTTCGATGCTGCCATTGGTGCGCTTATTCAGCGTGGATCTACAGCCCGCGTGGTCACATCTTCAAAAGACGTGGCAGATAAAATGAGAAAAGGGGAATAACATGGAAAACCCGACATTTACAATAAAGATTAAGCTGCACGATGGGCAGCTATTGGAAATGCACTCGGTTAGTGACGAGGGGCGAGAAGAGTTTGAGGGTGAATTCTCCGAGGACGCGGATATTCTGCGTGTAACAGGAGCGCTGGGGGTTCTAGTTGTGCGGAGCAATTCAATCGCCTGGTATCAAATTACTCCAGAATCTGAGTAACATGTCACGTAAAAAACTGGTCAATGTGCAGCGCCTTCAGCCAGTAACGCTGGACATGGATAATGCCCAGCAAAAATTGCTGTGGACCTATTACCAGAAGCTGACCGAGAAGGGCACGGCTGCCGACTGGATACGCACAACGTTGATCGCAGCGCTGCCCCCACAGGCCGAGGTGAAAAATGGAAATTAATCTTAAGTGTCCAGCAGGTCACAGGGGTCGATGGGTTTTTGGTGACAATGCTGACAGTTTCGATGTGTTCTGCTCAGAATGCCACAAACATTATACGGTGACGCTCCTGCCCGATGGCAGTTATATCATGCGCGACAGGGTAGATCACACAAAGACGTGGGACGGCAAGGATGCGCCAGGTGGACTGGTAGAAATGAAGCGTGATCCTCATGACCGTTAAATCTATCAATGTGCAACTGCCAGTGACGGCGCTAGAGTCGCCCAGCATTGTGAACTCCGATGAGTTGACGATTATCTCTCTGAGCGATAAGGAGACTATCCTGGCCTTCAAAAGCGATGTGGATATAGAACTTACTCGAAAAATCTCAGAAGTGATAGCCAACACGGTTAGTTATCCATCGAGAGTTGTCCTGTATCTGTCGCACTTTACGGGCTTCTCGACTGAGCCTGAACTTGGCGACCTGAAGGGACAGTTGAAGAATTTGATCTATGAAGGAGTGCGCCATCGAGAAGACTTGAAGATCGACATTGCAGAGTTCACGCCACATAACCTGAAGCCTAACGAGTCTGGCAGCAAAATCTACATGGATTTTGCGCTAGAGATAAAGAAATGTCCCATCTGTGGCAATCCGATGATGCCGATGCTGAGCGAATGGCATGGACATTGGCCTGTGTGGAATAAACTTGACCAGAAAGCGCAGATGGCGCGTGCTGGCATCCACAAGGTTGGCGCATGGTCAGTCTCGAAGGATGGCTATATCTGCGATGTATGCGCGGAGCAGGGGTTGGACACCTTCACCTGCAATCTGTGTCATGAAAAGCGCACGGTGGATCTCATTCAAGTGCAGGAAGGCGATCCGCCTGATTTTCTATGCAAGGTGTGTTACGAGAGTGTTCCAGCCAAAGTCTGGATGGACAAGCTCGCTGAACTACACAACAAACATCATCGGTACGATAACGAATAGGAGGCTGAATTGAGAAACTTGATTGTGTTACCAGGCGGTGTCGATATTGCCATTGCAGTAGATGGTCTGCCGCTGCCCATCTACGAGAAGAACGGGCGGAACTGGATTGCTGGAGAACCGGGCAAAGCCTACGCCATTGTGGTGCGCCATCGGGTAAGTGGACGCATCGAAGTGTTGGAAAGCGTGGATGGTCGGGATGTGCTGCGGGACCAGTTAGCTTTGCTCAGTAATAAGGGCATGATCATCACCGGAGAATGGACAAATCACGGCTGGCGCATCGATGACAATACAACCCGTGATTTTGTGTTCTCCGACCCAGCGTCTTCCATTGCTGCGCAGGCCACGGGCAGTGCAGAAAATGTTGGCGTGATCGGCGTGGCGATCTTCACTGAGAAAGCGCCTGTTTACCGTGCTTCAGCCTCGTACTCAAGGGCATCTGGTCAATCTGTTATGGACAGCGCCTTTCGGTCTGAAATGACTGTGAAAAGTCTGACTGGTGACATGAGTCGGACTGCCGATCTTGGCACTGGCATGGGCGAAACGCGACATGATTCCGTGGGGCACACTGTATTCGAGCGGGCCAATGTGTTTCCTGCCGCAATGGTCGAGATTCAGTACAGGTCGATGGCGTGGCTGCTGGAGAACGGCATTGTTAATCCGCAGTTGCCCAGCGCGTGGCCTGGTGGAGATACTGGGTATGGTAGGTATGCGAAATGAAGAAAATTCCAACGCTCTTTGAGCGGAATTACGAGACTGATCGTCAGGTTCGTGACGAGGTTGCAGCAGGCTGCGAGTGGGTGCTAGCAGGCGAAGGCGTTGCCACAGAGAAAACGGATGGCACATGCTGCCTCATCCAGAACGGCGTTATGTTCAAGCGTTATGAACTCAAAAATGGCAGACCTGTCCCGAAAGACTTTATTCCTGCGCAGGGTCCCGATCCTGTAACGGGGGATGTTCCCGGTTGGGTGCGAGTTACTGATGGTCCTGAAGATAAGTGGCATCGGGAAGCAATGGAGAACTATGAGGGCTGGACGAAAATGACGGATCGTCCAATTCTCGATGGCACTTACGAACTGGTGGGACCAAAGGTGCAGGGGAACATCTATCGGCTTCACACGCATGGTCTCTATCGGCATGGCGAGACTCAATTGCTCGATGCTCCGCGTGATTACATCGGGCTGATCGCCTATCTTTCAAGAGGTAGCTTTGTGGCGCATGATGCGCTGTGGGATAGGGACCTCGAAATTCCCCATGCCATCGAAGGCATTGTCTGGCATCATCCCGATGGCAGAATGGCGAAGATCAAGCGCCGAGACTTTGGTTTGCCGTGGCCGGTGAAGGAGTAGATGATGGGCGATTGGATGTCTGTTCAAATTATCGGGGATTGTGCCGAATCCGAGGTGCGCGATCTTCGCCATGAGTGCGATCCAGGCGAAGACTACAAGCATTTCCACTGTCTGTCTGTAACCGATGGGCTTGGCGGTCTGGGCGACTGGCCTGCTGCGAAGATCAATGCGCGTGGCAATCTGGCTGAGCGCAATTATACCGTAGAGAGTGTGGCTAAAACGTTGCTCAAATTGGGCGCAGCGTGCCCTTCTCTCTCACTCAAAGTGCATTGCGGTGGCGAGTATGAGGACAAGACGGTTGTCAATACTGTTACCCTGAAAGACGGGGCAGTGACCGTTGGTCCGCCGGAGATTGAGAAGATTGAAGAACTTTCCGAAGAAGAGATGCGACAGCGTTTCTTCAGAGCGATTGTGAATGCCAGAAAGATTGACCTGTGACCACTGTAATTACTGCCCCTGAGTCTGTCGATGTTCCTGGTTATCGCGTCTTTCTGGCAGGCGCAATTGATATGGGTGCTGCCGAAGACTGGCAGGCAAAAGTTATTGAGACATTGAAGGACTACGACGATCTGGTGCTGATCAATCCCCGTCGAGCAGCATTCACGCCAGATACGCTAGACGGGCAAATTCACTGGGAACTGGACGCACTGGAGAAGGCTGACCTTATCTTTATGTGGTTGCCATCCTCATCGAAAGCGCCGATCAGCTTTTTTGAGGCGGGTTTGTACTGGAAGTCTGGGAAGTTAATTGTTGGTGCCGGTAGCCAGTTCTACCGACGGCGCAATCTGGAAATCTCAGCAGAGAGATATCTTCAGTATGTTTTCTTCGATCTGTACCAACTGGTCGATGCATTGATGATGCGTTTCGGTAAATGGAAGGCTACTCAATGAGCGACCTATGCATTTACATCCCGCTAATTATCGCTGCGGTTGTAATAATTGGCTATCGCGTGTGGCTCATCGGAGCGTTTGAGGGCGGGAAGTCTGCTATTCGTGCAGTGATCAGTCGGATTAAACCACAATGAACCTGAGTGACATCTGGCAGTTATGGACAAAAACGGCATGGGAGAACAATGAGCATCCTCTAATCACGGTGATCAATCTCGAAGATGCCCAGATACAGATCACTGAGAAAATGGATACTGCTACACACAGTCTCTGGTGGAATCATGTGGAACTCATCGTTGGTACGCTTCGCATTCCAGTCGGTTCATTCAGAGCATTTGAAGCAGGTGTATTGCCAGAGGCGGGCATTGCGCAGGCCAGAGCTATGTACGAAGGGCTGAAGATATGGTCAAACGACACTACAAAACCAAAAAGATGAGAAAGAAGATGGCGCACCGACGCAACTATCCAGAGCTGCGCAATCACTTTCGCACGGTCCCTTATCCCTCAGCGCCACCGAAGGAGAAAACGCCGTTGTGGACTGCGGAGAAACCAGAAGATTGGGATGACAATGAGCCGTAAAATGATCAATGTAAACGGACATTCTGAAAGCTGGCCTGAAGGCACAATCACTCCGCGTGAAATGCGCGAGTCGAAACTCACTGTCACTATAAACGCATCCTCAGCAACAGACATTGCCGCAGACGTGCAGGCGCGGATGAAACAGTTTTTTGCGAATGATGCTGGCGCTGGTGGCTTTCTCCTGATAGCAGAAATGACGAAAGAGATTTTCTTCCATGCCGACTTCTTCCGTTACTGGGAAATAGAAGGCCGAGACCTGTCAGCGCTTATCAAAAGGCTGGAATCCTATGAACGTTGATCCCGTAGTCCTTAAAAGGGTTCGCAAGCAGGCTAAGAATGTCTGGACTGCATCGCTCACTGAACTTTGCCAGAAGCATTGCAAGCAAAAATACATCGACATTGTAGAAGAATGCACGGCAGAACCATCGGTTCTGGAGGATGCAGTCAAGCATGTGGTCAAAGCGCTGTGTCCATTCCCTGCGCTCAAAATCTCCCCGTGGTTATGGGAGACAAAAGGTGGACGTAAGGTTGCTTGGGCGCAGTGGAAGTTGTACAGCGAAGAAGCGCTCACGCCCAGTCAGGCTGCCCGGTTGTTCTGGGGATCGGCAGGGAATTTGCAACTGCGCAAAGTCGCTCGACTTATAGAATATGAATATTTGCATAGTTATTTCAATCCAAATGTTATCGCTGCCAGATACAAACAGACTGGTCGCATTTATCACTCGACTTATGTCAGACGCAGCGAAGTGCTTGCTCTCATTGAAACTGGCGATTTTGAACGGAAGTCCAGAAAGAAGAGAAAATAATGCCCCTAAGTGATCTCGACCTGCTCAGAATACTGCCCTGGCTAGAGAGGGCTGGGAAACACCCGAATGATAATTTCGTTCAGGTCATCACTGATGCCGAATATACTGAATTGCTAGATAGTCCCTATGTATGGACAAGATCCATCGGAACGCAGAAATTCCTGCGCGGCTTATCCGACGCTGGTTATAAGAAGATCGATGAACTGATAAGGTCGTATCCGAGACCGACAGATACAGGCGTTATTACAGTCGTTCGTGAGAAAGACATGACGAACAACATGATCACTTATCAGTATATGTGGGGGAATAAAGAAATTGTGGGGGTTGCTAAAGAGCTTTTGGCAGACTCGTTTGAAACCCACAAGTTCGGTGGATTTATGACTATAGGTCCGTTCAGTTGCCGCGTGGTCTGGGAAGATCAGCGGACTATTTATGTAGTAAAGGACGAATCGTGAATATACTCTGGCACTCTAACGCAACCTGGATGCCCAGCGGGTACGGCACACAATCGCGCATCTGGACTCACCGTCTTAAAGAAGCAGGCTATGGTGTAGTCGTCAGCGCTTATCGTGGCCTGGAAGGATCTCCGCTGGCTGATGCAGCAGGCATTGTGCATTTGCCACGTGTCAAAGAACAGCACGGCAATGACGTGATCTACGGTCACTATCTGTACGCCCAGACATACTTTCCGAACCATCAACGCACCAGTGTAATCTGGTCGCTCATTGACATTTTTGCGATGCGTCCAGACCTGTGGATGCCGCTCCCGTGGGCAGCCTGGTGTCCGGTAGATTGTGAACCTATTCTGCAAAACGAGCGTGCTCAGTTCAATGCTTGCCGCTGGCCCATCGCTATTTCACGACATGGCGAAGCGCAGATGAAGGAAATTGGATTGAAGCCTCTCTATGTGCCACACGGCATTGAGACTGAGGTGTTTAAACCCACTGATCGAAGTCAGGCGCGGAAGAACATGTTCACCAAGAACCTGATCGATCAGGTTATCCCCGATGATGCATTCCTGGTCGTTATCGTAGCCAACAATGGCGAAGGTGGGCGCAAGAATTTCGCGGGAATGTTCGAGGCGTTCCAACTCTTTTCGCATGACCATCCCGATGCGCTTCTTTACGTCCACGCTGACCCTTCTGGAGTCCATGGCCATCCCATCGATGCGATGGCTGCTCAACTGGGCATTGCCGACAAGGTTATCTTCCCCGGCGGGAACCATCTTCTGGTCGATGGCGATGGTAATGGTAGCCTGCGCAGCCTCGGTACTTACATGATGGTGACTGGCATTCCCACGGATGATCATCTGGTCGATGTTTACAACGCAGCGGACGCGAAACTGATGCTCTCCTATGGCGAAGGTTTTGGCCTGACCGATGTTGAGGCGCAGGCGTGTGGTTGTCCACTGATCGCCATCGATTTTGCCGCTAGCAGTGAGATTAACCTGACCGGCTGGAAAGTCAGCGGTATTCGTTTTCAGCCAGAACGCATTCCGCGAAGCTATCAGATGCTGGCAGACCCTTATGATGCCGCTGACTGTCTGGCGCACGCTTATAGCATCTGGAAGGCAGGCGAGATGCCAGAACTGCGTGAGCGTACCCGTAAGGCTGCACTGGTCTATGATGTAGAGACAGTGCTGAAAGATCATTTTATCCCTGTGCTCAATGAGATTGATGCACAGTTGAAGGCCGAACCTCATGCCGAATGGTTGAGGAAGAAGACTGAACCTGAAAAAGTTGCCCCTATCTGGGACAAAAAACGTGTGCTACAGGAAATAAAGAAAACGGAGAATCTATGACTGTCGATACGCATGTCGCCGCGGTTGTTATTGTGTTGTGCCTTGTTGCTGCCCTCGTAGGCGGATTGGTTCGCTGGATTGGTGGCAAGATGAAACTGCCCGACTGGGCTAGCCTTGCCGCTGCACTGTTTTTCTTCGGGATCGTCATTTTAACCGCTCATATTACAGGATAGGGAGAATTATGCACCAGGGAAGTCTGGACCTTATGGCTGACGCTTTGCAACGCTACCCTGAGACTGGCGCTTCAGTGCTGGACGTTGGCGCTTTCAACGTAAACGGGTCCTACAGGGAGTACATCGTGTCGCTTGGCTGGCATTACACGGGGCTGGACCTGGAAGCCAACTCCAATGTGGATATCGTGGCAGATAATCCCTACCACTATCCCATCGAAAGCGGTCACTATGACATTGTTATCTCAGGCAGCGTGGCTTACGCAGTGCTGGATCTCGTGTCATGGATGAAAGAATTGGTCCGCGTAATGCATCCGCAGGGGTTACTGGTAATTGTTACCCCCTCCTTCACCAAACCGCCCGTAAAATCTGGACCGGACCTGTGGCGAATGTCCGAAGAAGCCCTGCGTGAACTCATGACGAACACGGGCGTACTCGATGATATTCGCACCGTGGAATCTGGCTACGATGTCTGCGCCAGTGCTGTACGAGTGTGGGGTGAGATTGATGAGCCAAAGTCTTCTCCTGCCCACTATGAGTTTGAAGTGTCCGGTGGAACGCCTACGATAGGCGAAGGTACTGGAGCCATTACCACAAAGGCAAAGGCCAAAGCGCCAGCACGAAAGGCAACAAAGAGATGAGGCTCTTCCCCAATCCAGAACGATATGCCAGAGTTGAGCCGCAGGATAAGCCTGTTGTTGGTCATCGGATAGTCTTCGGGCTGGACTGGGGAAACCATATGGACCGTATGGGCGTAGCCATTATGGATGCTACAACGCATCAACTGGTCGCGCTGGACCGAACCATAGGTGAGGGTTATGCAGTGCAGCGAGATCGAGTATCCGCGTTGCACAAAATATGGAAACCGCAGCTTATCTATGTTGAGGCGGCCAGCATTGGCGGTCCTAACATCGAAGCGTTGCGATCGGAGGGATTACCCGTGTACCCACTACGTATGACCAGGGCAAGCAGAGCCGACATGCTCAATAATCTGGCGCTGGAATTAAATATGGGGCGATTGCGCATTGTTCCTGACGAAGGGCTTATCAATGAGCTATCTGGCTATGAATACCGCGCTGGCGGACAGGGAGATTTTCTGCCCGTCAGAAACACTGAAACAGTAGTGGCTACCGCACTGGCTTTGCATGGCACGCGGCACGGTGGCCTATCGATAAGGTTTGCATAATATGGCTACGCCTGACATTCTGCTTTCGGTTATCGTTGTTAGCCCGACGCTGATACTGTTTGGACTACCGCTCGGTGCATCGCCACTATATCATGAAAAGCTCGATCATGTTGTGAGTGTGTACCAGGAAAGGCTGGCTCCTATCGGTGTGCGAATGGTAGTCTTGCCCTTCTCGCTGGAAATAGTGCTTAATCTTAATGACAATGAAGTTTTAAAGAAATACATTGAGGGTGTTGTGAAAGGAATGTTGGATGAGTGATCTACCTGAGCCAATTGATGCTACTCAACCTGGAATCTTCGACCTGGGAAAGATGAAAATGTTCAATCTGGGTGATGATGTCTGGATTGTTGCAGGCCGAGACGGGGAACTTATCAATGCTGTTTTGCAAAGAATGAGGGCAAGCATTCCGGGCGTGGTGGCACTGGGCATCTCCACTGATTACGCGGCAAATTATGTCCCGCTGGAGAAGTCGGTTGACTTGACCAGAATGATCCGCCTTATTGTGCGGGAAGAAATGAACAAGGTGGTTAACAATGCAACTGAGTGATCTTGCGCTTGTGTGGGGCGAGTTCGTTACAAGCGGACCAGGTGGTCCGCCTACCGTAAGCGTCTCTAATTGGTCTACCGTGTTGGATTTGCCGTGGCAACGCTGGGATACACGGCAACCAGGGACAATGCCAGATGCGGTGCGGAAAGCAAGGATCGTTATAGTTAACTTATTCCACACCACAGACTCGCGTCACATTGAGCAGATAAAAGCGGTCAACCCGACCTGTTACTGTATTGCCTGCCCGGATGCCTGCGTGGATATTGTGTTGACTCGTCCAGACTGGATGTTTATGCTGCACCAGATGAGCATGGCAGATGCCATTGGGGGGCGTACACATGCAGATTGCAATGTGTATGGCGAGCTATTGAACAAACCAACGTTTTATCTCCCATCCCCTATCGGTGACACAGAATTCTTCTTGCCTTATCGTGACTTGCCCAAAGAAGACTACATTCTCACGCTCGACCACAGCATCGACATTGACAACAATACTGCCAATAACGTTGCGGCAGTGGCTGCCATCCAGCGCAAAACAGGCTGTCGGGTGCTGTATGCAGCGCAGCGGGACTGGACCTCGGACTATGCGCGTATCGCTGGCCTCAAGGCTGAGTTTCTGGGGCACGTCGCATGGCCTTATTTTGTGGCGATTACGGCTAAGGCGCAGATGTGCGTGGACATTTACACGCGCCATAGCTATGGTCGGCAGCAGGTTCTGTGCGCGATGGTCGGTACACCTGTGATCAGTTCTGAGTGGTGCAATGATGCGCCAGGACTACATATTGACCCCTTTGACCCTGCGCAGGCTAGCGTGATGGCTGAATTGCTCAGCAGCAACAGTTATTATGGGAATGCAGTTGCTGAACAATATCGAATGGTTGAACAATTCACCTTTGAACGAAGTCGTCAGCGTGTTATGGATATACTGGAGCATGTGGGGGTAAAGGCATGAGAGCGCCCGTTCATCCTTTGCAGTCAGTTATCGGAGATGGTCCGCTTGCCTTTTATCTGTGGCGCGAAATGCGCAGCAAAATTCCACAGTTGAATGACAAGACGACCATTGAACTTGTGTACAATTCTCCCCGTGAGATACAGATCCCTGTACAGGACGATTCAATGATGCGTCCTTATCGGAATAACTGGTATCCCGCAAAAGGCTGGAAGGCGTTCTATTTGCGCTGCGTCAAGCGGTTTCACAAGTGGCTGGTCGATAATCGCTACCATCCGGCGGACCGGCCCGCCAACTGGCGACCAATGAGCATCGAACATATTGGCATGATCGATCTCAACTTCGGTGTTAGTCCCAGTGTTAGTGTTCGCACTATCCGATTTGAACGTTATATGGTTGGTAATTATCATGGCTACCCCTCTAATCCATATGACTATCTCGATATTTTTGCCGCTTATGATCCCATGTCGGATAGATTGTTTGTAGGCAGACGATGAAGATCAAACTGGCTCCTGCCATCCTTCTTATTTCAAAGCAGTGGACATTCCATGTGGGAACCAACCGCGGCGACTTCGATTATCGCGGCATCGCTTTCCCTTACAATGTGGCGCAAATTAAACCGCTTGAAGTTAACTGGTGGACATTGCATACATATACAGCACCTCCGCTAGAGATAGCAGAATCGGGCATTGAACGTCGCATCGCATGGGACATCTGGAAGGAAGGTAAGCAGCCAGACTTCATTGATTGTATGTGGGCAGATACTTACGAGGATGCTTATCGGAGAATGGCAGAGTCAGTAAAAGCTAGCGTTTATATCGAAGCTGGTGCCATTGACCAGTTGTTCAGTGAATTGAGAGACAACAATGCGCATTAACTATTTCCCCGCAGGCAGCACAGACTTTGCCAGTAGTCGACTCCGTGTCTGGAAGGTCGCTACAGCGCTCCGAGCGATGGGGCATACCGTTACCTTCAACAGTTACAATTCATCGGATTGTGACGTTGTGGTGTATCAGAAGGTCTGGCCGCAGGATGGCTCAATGAAGATGTTCAAGGCTGCGGGGAAGCGTATCATTTTCGACATTGACGATCTTATTTCCACGCCTATCCCTGCCGAGGTGGATCAGATCACAGTGGACACTGAGTCCAAGCTCGCTCATTTCCCTGGGGCAATCGTTATTCCAGATTGTCTGGATACTGAGCCGACCAGCCCTCGCAAGAAAGTACACGCAGACAACTTGAATAGCGCTGTCTGGGTCGGCAATACTCAGAACATGTATCATCTATGCTATGCAGCCCGTGCTTGCCGTACACTGGGCATTAATCTGACCATTATTACGGATCTCAACAATCCGCATTTCTCCGAGCAGACGGATCAACTGCCTAAAGAAGGCTGGAATGCGCAGCAGTGGTCCGCTGATACAGTAGACCAATTGATGGTCGAGCATGATATGGCGATCTTCCCGTTCGTGTTTGGCAGTCCCCAATGGTCGGTCAACTGGGTGATGACCAAGAGTGCCAACCGACTGCTGAAAGCCTATGGCCTCGGTCTACCAGTGGTAGGAACGCCTATCCCTTCTTATCAGGAGATAGGATTGTTCTGGATGGCAGAGACTACTGAGCAATGGTGCGCAGCTCTGTCCAGCGCAAACGACAAAACCCTGCGCGAGTCGGATGCTGAGTTGGGATGGGTCGCTGCACAGCAATTCACAGCGGACAAGGTGGCGCTCAAGTGGATAAAGGTGCTTGCGGGTTTCAAGCCATGAGATCAATGAAACCATACTATGTCGCAGGAGACTATCGGTGGGGCTGCATGATATATCAGCCACTGAGAACGATTATCTTGCCGATGACAATGCCATCGTTTGCAGAGTTGGCTATTTTCAAGATATCACCTCCCAGTAACAGGGTGATGGTGCAGGACGGCAGCGGACATTTTTATATCTGTGAAGATTTGACAGCACAACCTGTAATCTGGAAAGAATTAGTGAAGGGAAAGGAAGACCGTGATAAATAAGACGAAGTTGCTCATAGGCAGCGGAGAATGGCATTGGCAGGAATATGTAACCATTGATGGGAATCCTGCCAACGAACCTGATATTTGCGCTATGCTACCGCCGTTACCCGACGAAGTGATGTCACAAAAATTCACAGAAGTCGTAGCATCGCACATTATCGAGCATTTCTTCAAACAGGACGCTTTGATTGTGCTCAAGCAATGCTATGATGTTTTGCTGCCTGAAGGTCTTCTGATCCTTGAGCAGCCCGATCTGGCATACTGCTGCAAAGTGATCGCAGGTGTTATTCAACCACCAGATGGCAGATCGGTTGAGCAGTTCGGATGGTGGGGAGTCTTCGGAAATAGTTCGCCCGATGAACCGTTAATGGGACACCGCTGGGGTTATACGCCGCAGTCACTGTCAGATATGGTAGTGGATGCCGGGTTCAATCGTGAAAACATTACGATTGTCCCTGGTGTGTGGCATGAACCTGCGCGGGATTTTCAGTTGAGGGTAACGCGCTAGAATGCTCGACCCATTGAAAATAGGCAAATATTCTTTGCAAGATCAATTTGCTTGTTCGCTTTCCGTACTTTGCAGTCAGCCAATCAACGGCATCCTTGTCGTGTTTGCTCTCATTGCAACCATCTATACCATGACATGCTGGTACGATGTTGCCTGGAATATAACCGCCCTCTTTTTTAACTGGGATAAAGTGATCTTGCGAAAGAGAATGCCACAGTCCTTGTGGTCTACCGCAGTATGCGCATCTATTGTTGAAGTATTGAAGACATTCCAACCAATGTTTTTCAGTGAATTCGGAGGGAAGGTTATGCTTTCGGGATCTTCTCACCTGCGATTTTTGCTTTACGCGATCAGGATGACGGCTATTAGTCGCTTGTTCATACCGTCTGACAAGTTCACGATTCTTCTTTCGCCATCTATTGTGATAGTCTCTAGCATGTTGTGGATTGAGAGCGCGGCGGCGACGGTTTCCTGCGTTTCTCTGTTCGTTATGGCTTCTTTGATATGTGCGATACCGATCTGGATGTTCTTTTCTAAATTTCCGCTCATAAATACGGTATTTGAGAGGATTTTTCTGTCTGTCTTCTCTTATTCTCGCAGCAACACAGTCAAGGCAAAGGGCATGTACGCCCCAGAGACAGCGTTTTTCCTTTACGAGCCTTGCTCGCGGTTTCCATTCGTTGCACTTTTTGCATATCCGACCAATTGGAGACGGCTGGTAGATCACTTAGCACCTCGTCTTGTGCTAGTTCGTCAAGATGTATATGGGTCAGGGCGGTGACGAAACCACCTTTTCGGGAGCTACCCTAGACCACAGTAATTCGTATTTTACCGCAAAATGAGAGGAAAAACAACGAAATGACTCCTGCACAACTTCGCAAAAAATTTCAGGAACTGGTCGATAACGCCAGTGAAATGTATCCGCATGGCAACGATGGCAAAGAGGCTGCTGAAGAATTGATCGAGTTCTGGATGGAACATCGACACTTCATTAAGTGGGCGTTCTGGCATGGTACAGGACGACAATCGACCATCATTGACTGCTACGATGGTCCGCCGATCAGTACGACACAGAATATTGTTGGTGGCAGTGGTAATTCGCAGGTGATCAAATGAGCGATTCCATCCAACTTTTCACCCCCGTCTTTCGCACCGAAGAAGTGCTTGCCGAGATTCGCCAGTGTCTCGAAAAGGGCTGGACGGGCATCGGTTACAAGACTGTTGAGTTTGAAGAAGCGTGGAAGAAATACACTGGACTGCCAAATGCGTGCTTCTTGAATAGTGCGACAGCAGGACTTCATTTGGCAATGCACCAACTCAGTTATGGATGGTCCGATGGTGATGAAGTGATCACCACGCCGATCACCTTCGTCAGCACGAATCATCCTATTTTGTATGAACGATTAACACCTGTATTCGCAGATGTTGACCAGTACATGTGTCTGGACCCCGACAGTGTAGAGGAGCAAATCACCCCGCGCACCAGAGCCGTAGTTTTCGTAGGACTTGGAGGCAATGTAGGACAGTACGCCAAAATCTGGGAGATATGCCAATCTCATGGGTTAAAGCTCATTCTGGACGCTGCTCACATGGCAGGAACGCGCTGGCTAGATGGCGATCATGTTGGTGCAACCGCTGATGTTTCCGTGTTCAGCTTTCAGGCAGTGAAAAATCTACCGACGGGCGATTCTGGCATGATCTGTTGGGCAGATCCTGAAATGGATGCTCAGTCGCGCAAATTGTCCTGGATGGGCATCGACAAGGATACCTATGCAAGGTCTTCCGGCACCGGATACTCATGGGAATATGACGTGGAGAATGTTGGCTGGAAATACAACGGCAACAGTATCATGGCAGCAATGGGACTGGTTGCCCTGCAATATCTGGACGATGACAATCAGCATCGACGGAGCATCGCAGCCCTGTATGACAAGCTGTTAGCAGGTGTCTGCGAGACCGTGCCCATGTCCCCAGATTGCGTCCCGTCTCGCCATCTGTATCAGGTACTGGTAGATAACCGCAATGAAGTGGTCAATGCGCTGAAGTTGGCTGGCATTGGAACGGGTGTACATTATGTCGATAACACGCAGTATCCGATGTATCACGGATACTTGCCCAGAGCAACCGAGGCCAGTAACCGTCTATTGTCGCTCCCCATGCACTTGAAGATGAGATCGGTAGAGGTGGGCAGAGTTGCTGAAGAACTACGGAAGGCTATTGAAGGAGTGAAAACGAAATGAAACAAATTGGCTATACGTCTCAGGGTGAGATTATTGTAACCTGCACCGAGGAGGAAATTCGGGCTTTCCATCTACTAAATGATGTTGCCAGCGGGAATTCACTTCCCCGTTTTTTGCCTAACGGACCAGCGATTTTGCCCGACTTCAATTACGAACCATTGCTTAATTCCATTGCTTCGTGGATGCAGGTCAAAAGTCGCGCCAATGAATTGCGTTCACTGGCAGATCAGATCGATCAGGAGATCAAGGCGGCAACAGAATGATCCCGCATACTGGACAGCAATTAGTCCTGGACTCCAGAGATCGCTACCGTGTTGTGTCTACCAGTCGGCGCTGGGGCAAAGATGCACTATGCAGATTTTGCATAGAGATATCCGATGCTCGTGAAATCCTCTTTGTTGGTCCAAATCACGGGATGAACAAATTCTTCAAAACAACAATGGTGGTAAGCAGCGGCAGAAAAATTGTCTACATGGAGAAAAACGAGGATAAATACAGGGGACATCAGTTCGATCTCGTCATCATCAATGAGCCTGCGACCATGACTCCTTATTTGCTCGATGAACTTTTGCCGTGCTTAATCCCAGACGGGAAACTGCTGGCAGTCGGTACGCCTGTTCCAAGCCATAAGCACCAGACCGACCTGTTTATCGAGTTGAAGAAGTTCGCCCAGAGCAAGAAGCACTTTCTCGATGCAGCGTTCTTCATGTTCCCCATCAAAACCAACCCGTTCCTTAATGCCGAGGATCTTCGCAGTGTGGTGGAGTCCTCCTCCGAGGTCGGGTTTCGCGCGGATATGCTCGGAGAGTTTGTTGAACTTACCGGGGATGATCCGCCTGTCATGGAAAGTCCTTACAGGATATCATGACAACCTTACTGGAAGCCATCCGCCGACTGGGGCGAGATGCACGGCAGCACAAGTGGCAGTCGAAGCGGGATCGGTACTTCGATCAGCGCGAAATGTGGCCTGATCTCTATTTGCCCTGGTGGAGTCCGCCATCCGATACGCCAGACACTGAGGAAGGTGAGGTTGGCATATTAGGGACTGCGGAAGGCTATATTTACGACCCAGATTCCGAAGGGAAAACCTTTGTACGGTTTATGCGAAAAGGCTCCTTTATCTCTATTTCCATTGACGATCCATTGGGGGTTGCGGCTGGTAAATATCCGGGCACAAAAGTAATTGTGAAATTTAAGGATGGCCGCGCCTATATTGCCACAATATCCAGTGAAATTAGCAGCATAAACGATAGTAGCAAAGGATACAAATGACCTGCATTGTTGGCATCGCTAAAAACGACACGGTATACATAGGCGCTGATAGTTCATCCAGCGTAGGCAATACAATGCGAACCAGCCTGCTGCCAAAGGTTTTCGAGGTCGGAGACTTCCTCATTGGCTATACCTGGTCATTCAGGATGGGGCAAATCTTGCAGCATCATCTGACTGTTCCCAGGCAGAAAGACGGTGTTTCTGACGATGCCTACATGGTCAAAGTTTTTGCAGAAAACGTTCGCAGTTTGTTCAAAGAACATGGTATCTCCAAGATCGAAAACAATCTGGAAAGCAGCGGAGAATTTCTGGTAGGCTATCATGGAACTATCTACTGCGTCTGTAGTGATTTTCAGGTCAATCATTACGCAGAGAACTATGCTGCCTGTGGATCTGGCGAAGATTATGCACTCGGATCGCTTGGGTCTACTGAGAAAATGAGGGATGTTGATCATCGGATCGAACTGGCGCTGACTGTTGCTGCACGCTTTAGTCCTAACGTCCGTGGACCTTTTATGGTAAAGTCAAAATCATGGTAAAACGCGATCAAATAGAACTCTTTATTGCAACCTATGGACTTTCTCATGGTGGACAGTTTCCCACGATGCGCGAAATAGCGGAAGGGGCTGCCACAAGCGCAGGGAACGCCCACATGTATGTCAGGGAACTGGTATCATATGGAAAAGTATCCTGCAAAGACAAGAAGTACTGGCTAAGTGAGTCCTCGTGGGATATATCTGAGCGATTAAAGGCATTGACCGATGTCAAATAAATCTACAGAACGCAAACCCTTCCAGCCTGACCTGGACGAGTGGATCCCGCCCGATGAACTCATTGAACTCATTGCAAACAAGGATTTATTGCAGCGAGATCGGGTCGAACTCATTATTGCTTTCTATGCCGCAGATCACGGTGGCAATACACCGACCTACGAGAAGATCGGGAAAATCATGGGCATCTCGACGGGCAATGCGTTCAACTATGCAATGCAACTGACCCGTCCCTGGGAATGCCGTGCCGTTAAAAAGAACGGTGAATTCTTTCTGGTCAATTCTCAATATAGCCATCCCGTCATAAGAGAGAGTAGATTTTCTGAGGTAATACACACCTCGTAGGATAGTTTTATTACCCCAGACTACTTAATTGTCTATAGCCTCAAAAGCATCTAATCTGTTGCCATTAGATGCTTCTTTGTTTATGGGCTAAATCATGTGACTGACGGGCAGCAGCGCTTAGATCAAACTCCAGACCGAGATATCAAGTCGTTTTCTCCTGCATTCAATGTGGAAGAAGAACGGCTTGCTGAGATTCAGGACCAGAAAGAACGCTTTCTGCGGACCTATTCCGAGTTTCGGGCGCACCTCGGTAAAGCCTGTAAAGCAGCGGATCTACAAAAGTTTATGGTCTATCGTTGGCGTGAGACTGATCCAGCCTTCCGCCAGCTTATGGATGATGTTCAAGAGTCCATTGTAGATGATGTCGAAGATGCGCTGGTTGACATGGCGCTTGCCCCGGATACGCCTGCCGGAGCCAAAATCAAGGCGATTGAAATTCACCTGAAAGGCAACCGGCCAGAGAAGTACAGCCCGAAGCAGGAATCTGGACGGGGCGACATTGTTATCAATTTCGTTCTGGGCGCTCCGCAAAAGAAGGATGAAGAGACCACCAGAGTCATAGATGCACAGGTGGTCGATGGACAACAGGATTAATGTCTATCTGGGTCTCGCCCTTCATCCTGGACAGATAGAAGTCTATGAGTCGCCTGCCCGGTTCCGTGTTCTGGACTGTGGTCGACGATGGGGCAAGACCGTTACCCTTCGTGCTGAAATACTTCGAGCAGTGTCCGAGGCCAAGCGCATTGCCTACATGTGCCCGACCTACAAGATGCTGGCAGACATGTGGCGCATTGTCAAGAACATGCTTGCGCCCATCACGAAGGAAAAGAAGGAAGACGAACACCGTATTGAGACCATCAACGGTGCAGTCGTGGAAATGTGGTCACTGGACAACCCAGATGGTCCTCGTGGACGCGAATACGATCTCGTGCTCATTGACGAGGCTGCGGTTGTTCCCTCTGGTGACACCTGGCAAGAAGTTATCCGACCCATGCTCATGACCACGCAGGGTCGTGCCCTGTTTGCCTCAACGCCAAAGGGTTACAACTGGTTCTGGAATCTGTATCGACTGGGCAAAAACGACGCTTTTCCCGACTGGGAGAGCTGGCACAAGCCTTCTTCCGACAATCCGTTCCTGCCTGCAAGTGAAATTGAAGATGCACGTAAAACTACGCCCGTCAACATTTTCTCGCAGGAATACCTGGCCGAGTTCATTTCGGATGCAGGATCTGTGTTCCGCAATCTGGAAGAGATGGCGCAGGGCTTTGTTCAGGCTCAGCCAAAGGCCGGTCATACCTACGTCATCGGCGTTGACCTTGCCAAGACCAATGACTTTTCCGTGTTCACCGTCATCGACGTAACGTTGATGTCGGTTTGTTATATTGACCGGGCCAACCATGTGGACTACAAGCTGCAAAAAGGTCGCATTGTTGCACTGGCAAATCTTTTCCACGCAGCAGGCATCATTGTCGAGCAGAATACCAACCTGGCGTTCATGGAAAGTCTCATGGACACTGGCTTGCCCATTATGCCCTTCACTACCAGTGGTAGCAGTAAGGCGCTCATCATTGAGGCACTGGCTGCCGCCTTCGACAATCGTCAGCTACAGGTTCTTCACAAGGGTGAAGCCATTGACGGTCAGCCGATAGGTCAGCTTCTTCTGGACGAACTCCATGCATTCCAGATGGAGCGACTGCCATCTGGCGCATTCCGTTATTCCGGTCCCCGTGACTCGAATGACGATATGGTGATGTCTCTAGCGCTGGCCTATCATGGCGCAACCTACGGTGTTCCCAAGTGGGCACCGGAACTTATCGATATCCCGCACGCCTCGCAGGGCATTATCCCCGCTGATGTGCTTTATGGAAATGTCCAGTTTCCGCCTCCTCCGCCCATTGATGTTGCATGGCCCACTGCGGAGTACATATTCTTATGAGTCACCGTAATCGACACTTCCAGGGCAAAAAGAATCGATCAAAGCAGATCACGCAAACGATTCGCAAGAATCGCTTTGAACTGGACCTGAATGACCTGCCCTTCAACGTCATGGAAAACAGCGGCAGCGCTATCAAGACTTACCTGAATCAGGAAGTCGCACTGCTACGTCCGCAGGTCTCCTACAGCGAGATCGCACATTTGTTCAGGACAGCAGTTACAGCACGTTCTGCCATTGAACTCCGCGCTGAGTCGCTGCGCCAGGTTGACTTTAAGATCGCCAATGCCGCTGGAGAACTGCTCGAAGAGGGAGATCCCAAATTCTTCACCCCTCGCGCTCAGGGCATTCAGGCGGCATTCCAGTCTAACTTCCAGAGCATTATTGAGCGGTCTGAAACGTCCTACTGCTGCTATGGCGAAGTGTTGCTGCGTCGGTTGAAGACTCAGTCTGGCATTCTCGACGGGTTTCAGTGGATTAACAATAACTTCTTCCGCCGTGAGACCGATACTTCACGCGGTCTGGGCGGTTTCCATATCCGTCCGGTCTGGGGCAGCGAGCTTGAACCAGATCTGGACTGGTTGCCGCCGGAAGACACTGTTTATTTCCATAACATTGACTTCTTTGAAGACTTTGGCGGCACGGGTCCGCTGATGGTCGCTTATGCGCAGGCTGCTACCGAGACAGAGATCACAGCCACGCAATTGATGTTCTTTCGCAACATGGCGATGCCATCCTTTGTTATTCAGCCTGCGGACGGGTCGAGTTATGTCCCTGGTCCTGACCAGAAACTCGAACTGAGTGAATACCTGCGCCGGATGTATCAGGGCGCAGCCAATGCAGGTCGCACGGTTGTTCTACCCACACGTTGGGAAATGCTGAAATTCCAGCAAGACTTCGATAAGCTGGGAATGCCCAACCTGACCGACCAGGCGCGTGATGCCTGTCTGCGTATCCTGCGCGTTCCACTTGAACTTATTGAGCCACGTCAGGCGCAGCGTGCGCAGGGCACAAAGTTCTACGACCAGAAGCGTGAATGGCTCATTAGCTGGCTGGTCCCGCAGTCAGAACGCTATGCCGACATCTTCACTGAGCAGGTTGCCAAGCCACTCAATCCTGAATGGCGCATTGTCCCCACCTTCAAGCGTGTACGTGGCCTGGACGAGGATATCTCATCCCGCACGGATACCGTGAGCAAGCAGCTTAAGGACGGTGTTCTGGATCTGGCAAATGCTCAGAAAACACTGGGGCTGAATGTAGACGAAAACCTGACAGGTCTGTACCTTATCGGCGGCATTCCAGTGCCATCCGCTGAAATGCAGAACTACTGGCGTGTGGCCCCTGGTAATCCAGGCATGGTTTCCGGTGGAGAAAATGCTAAGCCCGATAAGCCATCCCGCACAGGCGAAAGCACTCCACGTGCTGCGGAAGTGGGCGCATCTACCGAAGCGACTGCACCTACCGCACCAACAGGCAAAAGTGTCGATCCTATTCCGTTCCTGCCCGATGCCCAGCACAAAGAGTTGAAGAACTGGCGTGTTCTCATTGAGCGCAAGGGCAGAAATTATGCATTTAAGAGCGACTCTCTACCCGCCCATGCAGTAGCGTTTGGTCGTTTCCTGCTTTCCGGTGAAGAACCGTCGGAATCAATCTGGAATGCCATCCGGGTGCAGGCGGTTAAAGGCTACGAGGACACCGAGGCACAGTATCGCACTGCTCTATATGAACTCATGACCGATGCTTTCCAGGGAAACTTGAATCGCAATCAGTTCGGAGTAGCAGGGCGTAGCGAAATTGAGATGGCTTTCCTGAATGCGTTTAAGAACGGAATGCAGGAAGCGGGTACAGATCCCGCTGAGATGACCGATGAAGAAAAGTCAGCGCTCGATCTGGAAACAAAGCAGGAACGCAGTTACTGGACTGCGCTGGCAAACGACATGTATCGCAATGTGATTCCGCTCAGGGAGACCCCTGAGTTTTCAGCAGCCCGTAATGCCATGCTTAGTCGAATTGAACTGTGGATCAATAAGGGTCTACAGGGCATGAAGATACTGGGCAACATGTACGGCAAGATGAACGGCATGAAGAAATTTACGCTTGGCGGCACGAAAGACCACTGCGAAACGTGTTCTGGTGCTGACGGGCAGGTGCATCGTGCGCGTACCTGGCTCAAATATGGAATCTATCCCCGCTCCGATAGTTGTATCTGCACGGGGATTAACTGTCTGTGTACGCTCGATGACACAACTGAACCGGCCAATGGTTCACTGGCAGGCGTACCCATCGCAGGCACAAAGTCACATGACCATCATGACCATGAGCACAATATGGTCATTGACACTGAGGCGGTGGCGATATGAGTTTCTTCAGCGTGGAGTACAACCCCTCAGTCGCTGTAGATGTTCTGCGTGACATTCGCCAGAAGGTCGCTGCCATCCGCGAACCAATCTACGAAGCTGTGCATGGTCCCATCCATGAGGCAGTGGTGGAAGTGGTCAATGACCGCTTTGCCCCTCCACCTGGTGATGTTGTGCATCCCTTTGATTTCGCAACCCTTCCCAGTCGCAACTGGTATTTCTGGATGAAGAGAACCGGGCAGATCCCTGGACAGGACTGGGACCCGAACGGTGGACAGTGGGACCGCACCGACAAACTGGAAAGCAGTTGGGTCGTCTCCGAAAACACCAGTGCCAATGATACTTTCCTGACCATAGAGAATGACGCTGTGGACTGGAAGGGTGACAACTACGCGCAGGCGGTCTACGGTCCAGATGCTGTTCCAGGCCATGAGAATACAGGCTGGGGCAACGACTTCGAGGACGCTGAGAATGAGATTGCAGATCTGGTCGAAGACATGTTACTTGAAGCGCTGGACGAAGCGTTGGGAGCTTTCCAATCATGACGGCCAAAGCGATGAGCAGCGCGACAGGGGCAGCAGGCGGTTATGTTCTCCGTTCTACCATTGGTATCCCGGCAAAGGATGCTGACCACCAGGACGGAATCATGATCGCGTTCAAGATTCCGCCTGTTATTGCCCAACATCTGATCGCACTGGCGAAGGGCGCTGGACTACCAGAAGACTGCCTGATGCCAGTCGATGAAATGCATGTCACGCTGGCCTATCTGGGCAGCACTGATGATCCCGGTTGGATGCCAGATGAGGAAGCGCTGGAGTCCGAACTGACTAAGTTCGCACAGGGCTGGCCTGCGCTCAGTGGCACTCTGAACGGCATTGGTCGGTTCATGGATGCGCCTGATAAGGACTGCATCTACCTGAACTTCGATTGCCCTGACCTTCCACGTTTCCGGCAGGCACTGGTTGCTTTCCTGAAAGGTGCGGATGCCGATCCGCTGGAGACTCATGGCTACACGCCGCATATGACGTTGGCCTATATCGATAAAGAGATGCCTACCCCGACAATCCCACTCCAACCTGTCCCTGTGACCTTTGACAGTCTCTGGGAATCCTATGGAGAGGCAGGGGATTACACCATTCCGCTATCCGGCGGGAAAGGAAAGAAGTCCTTGACAGTGAAAATTGTAAAGAGCAAGACCGACGGTAAATACCGCGTTCTGGACATGACTTCCGGTGTGCGTTCTCCTGAAGAAGGCTACGCCACACGCGAAGAAGCCATTGCCCATGCGCACGGGGAAGTGCCCGTTGCTACCAAGTCTGAGCCAGATGAGGAAGTGATCGAAGAGATCTCCGATGCGCCTGCTGAGACTGAAACAGCAGTCGATGAAGTGGCAGGCGAAAAGGCTCATCATCCTCGTGGCTCAGAAGACTTCAATGCCTACTTCTACGGTGAAGCGCCAGAGGAAGAAGCAGCAGGCAAGGATGCCAATCCTGACACGTATGGTTATGTGCCCGATAAGGACACACCATCTTCGTGGAAACTGCCGATGCCAGACGCTCGACATGTGTTGCTGGCAGCCGCAGCGATGGGACCTAACCCTCCGCACGGTAATCGTGCCGACATTCCCGATGCTGACAAGCCAACAGTTCGTTCCCGCATTCGGGCACGCGCGGCTGAACTTGGCCTGTCCAAAGAGGATAAGGCAAAGGTTGCGGCTTATCTGTCTGGCAAAATGCCATCCGATCTGAGCGAGAAAGACTTTAGCCTGTGGGCAAAAGTCTACGATCAGGTGATGCAAGAAACCGGGGATGACGTTAAGGCTACGCTGGCAGCGCAGGGTGCTTGCAACCGTGCCTCAATGATTGGCTCGAAGGCAGTCGATGGTCTACCGACCTCGGTTGAGGGCTGGATGATGCTTTTCACGGATCCTGAAAATCTCGATTTGCAGGATACCTTTTTTGATGACATGACCAAAACGTTTGCGGATTACTACCCGAACGCGCCTCTGTGGATGGAACACGGCAAAAACCCCGATTACGGCGGGGACCCTATTGGGCAACGCACCCTGGTAAAGGTGTACCCACGGGGAATCTGGGGAGAGCACGCTCTCCACACCGACCATCCACTTTACGTCCGCACTGCGAAAGACGCAGCGAACGGTGTGTTTGCCTACTCTAGTGACAGCCTTTCCCATTATGCGCAGCAGGGGTATGACCCCGCTGACGGACATCTGGGATTGTGGCCGTTAGCGGGATGCAGCCTTACTCGCACCCCTGCCGAACCGGGACTTGGCCCCGTGCTTGCCGCCAAGAGTTTGGAACTGGCTTTGAAGAGTGTGATGCAGGAGCGGGAGGCGACTGACACGCTTGAGGAAGCCACAAAAGCAGAAATAAGAGAGGGAAAAATGGATAAAGAAGACGAGAAGGAAGACCAGGAAGAGCAGAAGGAAGACGCTGCAAAGGACGGTCTCGAAGAAGTCAATGATGCAAATGACGACTTCGATGCCGACGAGCAGCCCGAATCAACCCTGCACGCCCTGGCACAGATGTATGGCTGTGAACCGGAGCCTACTGCGGTACGCGGTGCAATGGACAACCACATTGCAGCGATTAATACCGAAGGCAAAGCTCACCCGGATCTGATCAAGGCACTTGGTATGCCCGAAGATAGCAAGGCCGAAGATGTGACCAGCCACCTCAACAACCTGTACAGCGCTGCGATGTCAAGCGAAAAGGACGATGTTCCTACCGCGACGATGAGCGATCCAGCACCGTACAACTATTCCGTCCTTAGCCGTCACTTATCAAGCGGCGGTGGTTCAAAGTCAGTGGGGCCATATATGACTGGTTCAATCGCCCAGAAGGGCATCAATCAAAACACTGGCATCACCAAAACGCCTCTGGCTGGTGTGTATGCCGACCTGAAGCGCATCGCGCGGATGGAACGTCCTCGTTTTGTGATCGGCGCGGAAAAGGCAATGTCCTCCGCTTCGGGTCCAAACGGTGGTTATATCCTGCACCAGGAGATTTCTCCAGTCGTGTTGGACCCGCTGCGTGCCAAAGTCGTTTGTTATCAGCTTGGGGCTGAGCACATCGACATGCAGGGCACGAACGTCCTGACCGTTCCTATCATGAACTCAGCGCCCGATGCGCAATGGGTTGGTGAGAATCAGGCCGTCTCTGACAGCCAGCCTGGGTACCGCACGGTTACGTTGTACCCGCACGGTGTCTCAAGCCTGGTGAAGGTCCCCTTCAACGTTGAAGCAAATATGACTCCACAAGCCGAGTCGCAGTTGCGCAACCAGATGGCGAAGTCGATTGCCTTGAAGATCGACAAGGCTGCTTTGCTTGGTACGGGCGGTGCGCTCGTGTCCGGCGGCGGTATGGAAATCGTCGGTATCCTGAACACACCATCGGCTCAGACCTATGACATGGGCGGGAACGGGCGTATTCCTCAGTTCACGGATATTGGTCAGGCGTTTGGTTTGCTGGACGATGCCAACGTGCCCTATGATGACGGGTCACGTCGCGGTATCGCACTCCACAGCCAGATCAGCCGCGCCTTTACGCTGGCGACTGACACTCTGGGCAATCCTCTGCTGCGTCCTGCGTGGCGTGCCGCAGCCGAGCGTGAGATCATGGCGATGCCATATGCGATCTCCAACCAGATTCCGACCAATGTCGTTGAAGGGACCAGCACCAACTCGTCCTATGTCTTTGGTGGCGACTGGCAGTATATGTACATCGGCCTGAGCGATCAGGTTGAGGTGCGTCTGGACCAGACCTTCGCTGGGAACTTGCAGGCTGGCCTGCTGATCTATGTGTACGCGGATGTGAAAATCGTGTACCCCCAGGCGTTCTTCGTCATGAAGGGCGTTCTTCCCGTCTCCATCTCCGGCGTAACCACCGGTACCAACTAAGGAGAATGAAGCATGTTTACGTATTTAGATAATGCTCTTGGCATCAACTGGCTGCAAAACGGTGCGGTTACGTCCAGCACCACACCTGCGGGCGTGGACCTGGTGAACGCAGTTGGACCAGTCTTGATGGCCATTCAGGTCCCAAGCGGCGGCACTGGCACGCTGTCTATTCAGCCCGTGATGGCTACTGACAACACGACATTCGTGAATGTCCCAGCCGATGCCATTCTCAATCCTGTGACTGGTGTGCCCGGTTACACCATTCCCAATGTCGTTGGCTCTGCTGGCGGCAAAGTTCAGTTCGGCCTGAAGCGCGATGAGTTGATGCGCTATCTCAGCGTCACGCTGGCTCCAGTTGGTGCGGTCAGTGTCACGGTCAACGCCATCGAGCTGCACCTTCAATCCTACACCTCACTGAGCGTATAAAGGGGGAACCTCATGGTAGATGGACCTTTCCCCGCAGTATACGCCAGTGATGGCGACGGCTATGCCCCCCCGATGTTGGGGGGCACTCTCGGTGTCAAGTACTTCCAATTGACACCGACCACGGGTTCAAACAAGTTGGCCTTCACCCTTCCACAGGGCGCAACGATCATCGGCTTCGATCTGGATGTCCAGACGATCTTCGATGGTAGCGCAACTCTGTCCGTGGGTGAGAGCGTGGCGCTGCCCACCTCGTTCCTGAACGCCCAGTCTGTTCTGGGTACAGCAGGACCGGTGTTCAGCACAGCATGGATCACTCTCAACAAGTGGTTCACCAAGTTCAGTTCGCAGAAGCCCGTGTACGTCACGATGGGCGGATCTCCAACCGTAGGGTTGGCCTATCTGGCCTGTCGCTACGTGTTGAAGTAGGCGGTGCAGCATGGCAGTTAACGGTAGTTCGCAGTCAGTTCACATCACAGGCACCGTGTCTACAGTGGCATTGAGTCTGGTGGCGTTCGGATTTGATCCCGGTGTGGCTGCGGCAGCAGACCGAGTCTTTATCAGCGTCGGAGCCAATGCCCTTCGCGTGGCGTGGGATCACCCTGTGACGACCAATCCACCCACAACAACTGCCGGGTTGCGACTGCCGACGAATAATTTCCCGATCTTCGAGGTCGTTGGTCGGGAAAATACTGCTGCGCTTCTGATGATTCGGGATGGCTCAGCCGATGCGACGGTCACTGTGATTGTGGAGACGGATTAGCGATGTTCCCTCCTGACAGGTTATGTACGCTGGCGCAGGTTCGTGACGAGGCTAAAGTGCCTGATAGCGATCATTCCGGTGACAACTGGATTGTCAACAATCTGGTCGATCTGGGATCGCGTCTGAATGTCATGACACGCCAGCGCTATCTGCCTTACTATCAGGAATATCGCTATGATGCTTTCGGCACATGGATCGATGACGTTCAGCGCAAGTTAGATCTGGGCCGTCCCATCCTGTATCCGACTCAGGTTATTGATGCCTTTGACAATGTGCTGGTATTCGATGTGGATTATGTGTTTGTGCAGAAAGACTCGCCAAACATGCAGTTGCAGCTTATCAGCAATCAGGTCTATGGCTGGTCGTATGGTTTTGGTTTTGGCACGTACTTCTGGATTGCCCCCGGTCAGTTTCTGCGAAAGATTCGAGTCACGGGCTACTGGGGCTACGGACAGAACTACCCACAAAGCTGGATAGACAGCTTGCAAACCATTACGAGTGACATCGATAACCACATTATCACGTTTGCAGTTTCGACTCCGGCAGGCATGAATAGCTGGGGCTACAGTCCAGCGCTGTCTGCCGGAAACATGATTCAGGTCGGAGATAGTCTGGCGACTCCCGCTGTGTTTGAATGGATGATGGTTCTCTCCACAGATCCTGTCGGGCTAACGATCACTGCTCTTCGTGGGCAGAACGGATCTACCGCTCAGGCATGGCCTGCGGGAACTAAGATATCCACATGGCAGGTCCAGCCAGAGATCAACCGGGCAGCCTACCGATGGCTGGGATACTGGTACTCACGGCGTGGGGCTTACGAGGCAGTAAAAACCGACCTGTCGCAGGGCAAGACGATGATCTATCCGAGTGATGCACCGTCGGAGATCTTGAATATCACTAACCAGACCCGTGACTGGGGATGGAGCGCGGTATGACCGTCACCCTGCTCAACTATATCAACGTCCAGGACGCGATGGATCATCTTGTTGCCATTGAACAGGAAATATCCACGGCAGTCGGGCAAATACTCGGTCAGAACTTTGGGACAGCAGCAAAGCCTTTTATGCGCTATGAAGCCGAGGCTATCTATCCCAAGTGGTTGAACGGGATATCGACTATCAAGCCACAGCCCATCGGTATCTGGGAAGATGCTGAGGTCACAGCAATTGTGACTGAACTACAGCTCGGAAAGCGAACCGAGGGCTTTGATGGCGCACTGGAAGAACAACTGTATACCTGGATTCCTTACACAATGGCGATGGGTCGGTCCAGACCGTTGCTGACCTCCGACGCGAAACCGGGTCGGATCAATAACTTTCTGGGTGCGTCACTGGAATTAACTACTCCCCTGATGCCAGGTGACATCATCGCTGCGAAATTTTTATGGACACTGGGTTTCTATCTGACAAACCCGGAGAGGGACTACTAAATGCCAGCAATTGACAACGTTATCAAGGTCCTGTCGGGCGGATTCCGAATCGCATGGTTCATTCCGCTCGACCAGGACGGATACTTTGCCGGAGCAACGGGTACGCTTGTGCCTGGACCCAACAATGGGCAGGCCGGTTACTTCATGTCCGGCGTGAAAACCGCAGCCTATAAGGCCATAGAACCATTGGTTCTTCTGGGCACGGGCGAAGATCAGGTTCAGGGTCAGATCGTTGAGCCACAACAAACACTGCCGAGTTTCGACATTGTTGGTAGTGTCTCCGACCTCACGCTGGACGCACTCACGCAGACCACAGCCGTGGTCGCTGAGGGCAACCTTTCGTTCGGTGTTATCCAGCCCTATCTGCCAGCCTACATTGATGGCGCTCTGCTCATGCAGCGGCTGTCAATCTCGAAGGACCAGGCAAGCCAGGGTCAGGGTAACTGGGACGGCGTTCTCTTCCCGAAGGTGAAAGCAGTCCCCATGTCGTCTGACGGCATGGCGGAAAAGAAGATCACCGACTGGAAGCGCCATGTGATCTGCAACCCGTCGAGCATATTGCCGAACGGTCTGGCGATCACGTCCTCGAATTTCAAGACCAGCAATGGTGTTGAGTTCCCGTTCAGCAGCCCGAACAAGGCGATGTACTACGGCTGGAAGGCCGACGGCATTGCTTCGGTGTTCAACCTGCCTCAGAGCGCGATCCCTGGCAGCGGTTTGCTGGCCCCAGGCTATCCGAACGTCACTCGTAAGGATGGCGTGTTGGTGACACCGACGGTGACACTGGTGAGCACGAACTACCAGTTCGACTTCGGGTCTGTGCCAACGGCTGGCCTGCGGTTGATTGCCCAAGTGGAGTTTTTGTAGGATGCAAACGGATACCATCGAGTACGGTGACATCCGCATCGAACTTGCCCGTCCAACCATTTTGGACGGGCAGGTGAGGCGGCAGGTGTGGGTATCGCTGAAGCCAGCGGGGGATGAAACCCCCTTCTATAAGCGCTATATCACTATCTTTGGCTTCTTCATCACGCAGATCGTGAAGTGTGAAAACTTCGATTTTGCGAAGATGACTGCTTTTGCGGGTGATGCCGCCACGCTGGAAATATTCCTGAAATTCATTGCACAGACTGATGAAAAGTTGTGCGAACTACTGGAAATGCGCGTCCCAGCATTGAACGGCTATTCAACGGTGGACGCTGAAAAAAAAATAGTATCCGCAATATCGTCAAGCGGTACGTCGGAAGCGGGGTCCTCAACCCAGAGCCACTGAGCGATGATGCGCCGGAACCTGTGGACATTGAAGCCAAATTCCACAGTGATGAGAATGAAGTTAAGCTAGCCTATTTCTTCCTGGACCGCTTTCAAATGTGGCCTCGGAGAGGTGGTCTGGAAGATCAGGACGAGGCATTGATGGATGACATCATGCTGATGGACAGACAGGTGAACTATCGGAAGTGGTCGAAAGCTCATGGCCTCATTGAAGACGAGGATCTTGAGGAGATGGGACCACGCGCGGCAGATTATAAGGGAGCGTTTTAGTTAATGGCAGATCAGACTGTACGGCAGATTCTGGAAAGCATCCAGATTCAGGTTACAGGCGATGATCAGGCTGCTGCAAGTCTGGACCAGATTGCAGATGCCTTTCAGCGTGCCTCAGCCGCGCCTAAAGCCTTTTCTGATGCCGTTGACCAGAGCAGCAATCAGGTTGCTCAATCGGTCAACGATCTTCAAGCCGTGGTTGATCAGGAAATGCAGCAGATCAACTCACTGGCTGATTCGTTTCGTGCTCAGTCTGATGCATGGCAGACATTTGATGATGAGCAGAACAAATCCATCGACACCACGCAAAAGCAAATCGACCAGATCAATGCGCTGGCAGATGCTTATCGTGCTGAAGCTGAACAGCAGGCTGCGGTCCAGCAGCAGTTAGCTAGTTCACCTACTGGGTCCTACACGCCTGGATTATCCCAACCTGGTGATATTGGCTATGGTGCAGAAGGCGGTCTCATTGGACCCGCTGAAGATGATAGTGAAGGTGGCGGCGGCGGTATTGGCAATCCTCTTGCTATCGGGCGAGGTGCGCGTGCCGCAGGTGGTCTGGCAAGATTAGCAGGTGCGCCAGGGTTGGCCGGTCCGCTCACCGGTGGCGCAGACGTTCTCTTTATCCAGCGCGGTATCCAGGAAGTTCAGGATGCTTTTGTTGGTCTCAATGACAAGCTGGTTGAAACTGGTGGGCTGATCCCAGGCTTCACTGAAGGTCTGGTTGCAATGGAAGTGCCGCTGGCTGGCATCGCAGGTGTTGCCCTTCCTGTGGCTGCGGTTGCTACTGCAATTATCGGTCTTATTGCAGTGCTGCATACTTTGCAGGAACAGGCAGACCTGGCTGCTTCAGGGCTAGAACGTCAGGTTACTGAGGAAGATCAGTTTGCTAAGATATCGCATGAAAACACTACTCAGGCTACTCAGGACCTCAATGATAACCAGCAGACGATCTCTGATAATCAGCAGAAAGTCAAAGACCTTCAGGCCGGCCAAACTAAACTTCTAGAAGATGCTATTCGCCCCTATGCCGATCCTGGAACCACAGAGGATCAACTCAAGGCTAAGGCACAGGAATTCCAGAAGGCCAGTAACGCTGAGGATGTCGCTGGCAATGAACAAGAAGTCGGTGCAGCCTCGCAAGCCAAAGGCACTAAAGGCTACAAGGATGCTCAGGACGCTGTGGATAAGCTCAACACCAGTGTTGAGGCGATGCAGGAAACAGATACTAATGCGTTTCTGGCAATCCAGGGTGGGTCGAACAAAGCCGCTGATGCCATCTACAATCATACGCAAGCTGCTCAGAAGCTGGCGGATCAAGAGCAGATTAATCAGTCATTGGATGGGCTTACTGCTGAGCAGGCTCAGGGGAAACTCGCACAGCTTAAAGAAGAGCAGACGAATCTTCAGGCGCAGCATGATCAACTTGCCCAGATCAATGACACATCCAAAGCGACCACCGATGCCATTGCTGCTAACAACAAAGCGCTGGATGATAACAGATATGCCCAACAGCACCTGACCGATGTTGTTATCCCGGCGGGGCAGGCAGCAGATGACTGGGCGCAGCATGAGCAAGACCTTGCAGATGCTAGCAAGGCTGCTGCCGAGGCCGACAAAGAGCGCACGGCAGTTCTCCAGCAACTGACATCGACAGAAGATCAGTACACGCAGCAAGTGTCTGATGCCAAGACGAAAGCTGACCAGGCATATCAGGATGCAGTAAATCAGGGCAGCGCCAATCTCCAAAAAATTGTTACGGATGGCACTCGCAAAGAAGAAGATATTGTTCAGGCTTCTGCTGACAAGATCGCAGATATACGCACCAGCGCTTCTCAGAAGGATGAAGATGCCTGGAATGCTTACTTAAATCAGCTTGCGGACGACCAGACTAAATATCAGGAAGATTCCGCGAAACTTATTCAAGACAATCACAATACTCAGGCTGACGATCTTCTCAAAGAGCAGCAGAAGATGTCAGACCTGGTTGTTAAAGAGCACGATAGCGAAGTTTCCGATGAACTGACCCATGAACAGACTCTCGCTAGTATTCGCCAGAACGCGATGCAGTCCGAGCAGGATGATGTTCTCAATGGCAACTTCGAGAAGCTGTATCAGGATCAGCAGGCCGAAAAGGATAAAGAGGCGACTGAAAACACCAGTTATGATAACAAACTGGCTCAGCTTCACCTCCAACTCCAACAGCAGGAACAGGATGAGGTTAATTCCTATTCCAATCAGGAAGCATTGCTTCAACAGCATCTTCAGCAGCAGCAGGATGCATTGAACACGTCGATCAAGAATCAGGAGACGGCGCAGATCACGGCTGAGCAGCGCAAGGTCGAAGCGGATCAGGTGGCTGCCAATCGAGCCATTGATCAGGAAAATACCAACGAGGATCGCAAAACTCGTGACCTCAACACATGGGCGCAGCGCCAGCAGGAAGATCTGGACACGGCTGAACAGGCCAAGCTGACCCAGATTGGCGTAAATCTGAACCGTGAACTTACGCTCTATCAGGAAAATTACAATGCGCGGATGGCACTCCTTCAACAGGAGTTGGATGTTCTCACAGGCGCTAGCGGCGGTGCTACTGGCGGCGGAACAAGTTATGCGGGCCATTCCACTTTCTCGGAGTTTGCTGGCGGCGGTGATTTTAGTGCAGGCCAGGGCTTCGTGATGAGCGAAGCAGGTCAGGATGAAACGCTCAATATCGCTGGACGCTCTTACCGCGTCGGCGGCGGTGCGGCTTATGTCACCCCCCTGCAAGGTGGTAACGTGCAAGCACCTCAGAACAACAATAATCTTGGACCTATTAGCATTACCATTCAGGGTGTCTCCGACCCGCAGGCCAATGCCGATGCCGTAGCTGCAATGCTACAGAACTGGACAAAAGGCCAATGAGTTATCAATACGCTAACTCCAAAATAGCCGTGGGCTATAACAACGCAGCAGGACTGGCGGCATGGGAATCTATTACACCTGCGGGAGACGTGCCATTTCTTGCGCCAGTGATCTACGGATCATTTATGTTGGGTCAGGAAAAGACCAACACCGATGGTTCGTTCTATTATGCAGGCTTCTCGTCTGCCAAACCGGTGTGGGGATACGTTACCGAGGCGCAGTTCTATTACATCTTCCACAATATCAACAGCGATAAATACTGGTCGTTTGTTACAGCGGAATTCAGACAGGAAAATCCCAACGTCTGGCATGTCTATAACGCTATCCTGAAAATTGAGCAGTTGCCAAATCAGGGCAAACAGATGGCTCCTGCCTTCAAAACCTTCACTTTATCCTATACCAGATTGGTGCAACTGAGCTAATGGCCTTCAACGAACCGCTGACCACTGACCAGTACAATCTCCTGCGCTCTGGACGCTACGCAGGCCAGGTTAACGTGTCATTTTTCAGCCAGCGTGTGGTGTTCGCAGGTCAGGTCAGCGGCAACCTGCCATCCCCTTTCCCCTGGTATCAGTTCAATTACGATAATGTCACCGTCGGTTCTTATACCGATGTGATGGACGGCATGACCCTCATCATTGGTTCGACCAACGATCTGAAATACTCAGCGCTTCAGGAGCGGCTGTTTCACGGGCGTATTCGTCTGATTCCCACCTCGTCAGTCATTACCTGTAATATCACCAATGCGCCTGTATCAGACGACTACTACTTCTGGGTGCTGGACGAATTCGAGATCCTGAACCGTCTTTCCCGCCCGGTTGGTACTGTGCCCGCCATTGTGCAGTATAAAGACACGACACTGGCTTATCAGGATATGCTGCCACGTGTCACAGGATTGCAGACCTGCTATGCGGGAACGCCCGATCCTATCACTGGCAAATTTCGCATGAACCTGCATATCACTGCCAAAGTCGAGCAGGCAGGCGAAACGATCACGGCTTATCTCTACTCATTCCGGTCTGGCATCGCTACAGTGATCAGTGGATCGCTGTCCAGCCCGACTGTTACCGTAGACATTGATCCGGCAGCCTGCGCGGAGTGGGGTGAGACCTGGGGCACACTGCTCGTTACCCAGAGCGATGGTGTATTCATTGAACGGCAGTTCGGGATCAAGATTCATGATGCCGATCATCCCCCGAATGTATCCTTTGATAATCTGCAAAATGCAGCGGCATGGACGCAAAACTATACAGCCACGCTGCCTGCGTTTGCTGGCGTGGATGACATTCTGCCTGGAACGCCTGCGGTGCTGTGGCGCTCAGATGAGGTCTACGGGAACACTTACGGCGGACTAACCGATAACAATATTGAGTTCATCGGTTGGTTTGTCAGTGAAAACGGCAATATCAAAGGCGACAAGACTTATAGTACGACCTCGGATGTAACATTCTCACTGGCTGGAGTCGGGGCACGCATGGCCTATCTCATCCAGCAGTTGCTTATGATCATCAATCAGAGTTCGCCTTCAGTGTGGGACCAGATATGGTTTGCCGTCCCGCGGCGATCTGTCTGGCATGTTCTTACGCGACATAGCACCGTTGCCACGCTCTGCGATCTCGACTTCGATACTGAACTGCTCACCGAGGACTTTGAACTGCCTGCGATTCCCTTCAAGGGCAACAATGTACTCGACATCTGCAACAACTTGCTGGCGCAGGTGAACGGTGCGTTGGAGTTTGCGCCAGATGGTCGAATCTTTGGCTGCCGCGATGCGCAGTATCTAACCGATGCTGAATTTGCAGCACTGCCTGTTATTGCTAACTTTACCGCTGGAGTCGGGGCTATCTCCGACGGTGTAGCAGTCAATCATACCGTGAGCTACGACAATACCATTGGTCGCGTAGACATGACTGGCGCAAGCCAGAACGGATCGACTGTTCAGGCATACAAGGCTTACATCACATTTGGCGAAGCACAGGGCAGCGCTAATTTGACCGACCAGATATTGAAGAACGGGAATCCTGTCGAGTCGCAGTTGGAAGTTTGTCAGCGCTGCGGAACGTACTTTGCAGTCCAGAACTTCGTGGAAGAACTGACCATCGACCATCCTGATGGTTACGACTTTCTCATTCCCTCCAAGTCAGAGCTGTACACCTGGACGATTGATAGCACCGTGGTGGGAACCAATGGTGTCAATCGCATCGTTTTCGACACCTCGACCTTCTGGTTTGTGAAGAGTGTGAGTTATCAGACTGCCAATGATGGCACTCGCAAAGTGCGTGTGGTCTATCGTCGGGTTGTTCTGGATGCGCCAGCAGGACTGGTGCCACCAGCTTCGCCTGATGTAGCTAACACTGTGCCGCCACTCGCGCCTATCCCGTTCCCATCACTACCGACTCTGCCGCCATTCCCTGAAGAAGGATTGCCTGTTCTCCCCCCTGGCTTTAAGCCAGCCGTGGGAAAAATCACGCATCTGGACGGTAATACGGTAATGGCCAGTGATGATACAAATGCATGGATAACGCAGAATTACGCTGCGCTGGCTGCCCCTACATGGATAGGGATTACGCCAAGCGATCTGGGATCATTTGTCATTCGAGACGCGATCTTTGATCCTCTCGGACCTTCTTCCAACACTTGCGGCGGATACATCCTGGCTGAGGACGGTACAGACAGTGTGTTGTACTATGCGCCCAATGTTCTGGCACATCCGCCAGTATGGTCGAAAAGCGCCACCTTCAGCGGAGCTTATACCCAGATACGCGGTGCAGGCGTGGCTGGAAGTGTGGAAGTTTATACCAGCAACCCGGATGGGCAAACTGTTACTTACGACTTCACTGCCTCGCAGGCAGGTTGGAGTGTCAACCCGGCACGCTGGCCTACTGGTACACTGGGCTGGACTGCTGGGCTAGGCTTTCAGGGCAGCACTTCAGGACTGTCTCCGACTGACCACAGTTATCCGCTGTCCTGTAAGATTACGTTCCCGTCAACGCGCCATTTGCTAAGTTGCCGTGTATTTACATCGGGCAATTTCACTACTTTCTTTTATCCAGTTCTGACATTCGATTCGCTAACAGTAAATAATTTCCCGCAGGAAGGCGGACTGGTCGATCTGGGCGGTACAGATTCAACAACAATGGAAGTCTGGGGCGCGACTATTCAGTTGCCGCCTGGTGGACCGTGCTGGGTCAGCAAAGTTATCCTGACCTACGGCAGCAGCGCCAACGCCAATGTGCGCCTCATCAGTGATTATGGGGCTACCATTGGTAGCGCACTCGATCTTGGCTCATCGCCCCCTGTTGAATGTGGCTTCGACCTTGCCAACGTAACAGGCGTTAGCTATGCAGCAGGGGTAGCCACGGTGCTGAAGGCCAGCACGCTAGGCGGGTCCTATAGCAGTCTTGCCGCAAGTCTGGGCGGGAACCCTACCAGCATCGTTATCCCCTACTTCCAGGTTGGTTCAGATGCTACTTCGCAGCGAAGTTCGTCCACACCACAGGCCGTCATCGGTCTGGACACTGAGGTGAGTGGAACCTGTCTATATATTATGAGCGGTACGGGTAGCCTGACCGCCATTACTACGCCTGCCAGCGGTGCAATTGTCGATGGTCCCAACAAAATCACGATGCTACGGGGCAAGAAGATCGCAGTCATTGTCAGCGTTGGCGGTGTATGCAAATTGTACGTAGCAGAGAACCTGACCGGAGCGGGTACGGTCACATGGACCTTCATAGAGAATGTGTCGGGTGATGCCGTGCTGCGCGTTCGTCGAAACGATAGTAGTCTCGGTAGCCACAAGGGCCAGATATTTGTCTTTGATGCCCCCTGCGGGTACACCAAGACATGGGCTAACAGCGGTGAAAAGCCGCGCGTCGCACCGGGCGTTAGCATTACAGCGGGAGATATTTACAATTGAGCAACGTAATGCAGAGTCGCGCACGTGGCGCTTTTCGTCAGTCCCTCAATATCGAGTGGAATACTGCTATCGTGGGAGATGGCAGTGGCAATATCAATGATCCCTACTGGGTCGGCTCAGGACGAGTCTGGGTACGTTTTCTGACGGATAACGGCTATTCCACGCCTACGCTGGTACGTGGTCCTTCAAAGCAACTTGCAACTGCTCTCACGGATGGCTTGAATGTAAAAATTAAGTACGATGGCAGCACCGAACCCTACATCGATGACGTGGATGTTCATGCCGCTGTCATTTCGGGCTACTACCCAGTACAAAATCCCCCTGCGGCTATCGGGGCTGGAGACGGATCGACTCAGGACCAGCTTTCCACGCTTCGTGTTTCCCAGAACACTGATCAACCTTCAATGGTTGTCCATATCGGGCAGTGGGTCCCTATTATCTCCAACTTCGCCTATGAGTTTCAGGGCGATGACATTGACCTCACCAGCTTTGTGCCGTCCTCTGGCCTACATTGCTGCGTAGTTATCTTCGTTAAGAATGACTATGCCACTACCGAGGTGTTTGCCTCAACACCAGTGTCTCTGGTGCAGGCGCTTACTGTTGATGACCTGAATGAAGCGCTGGCACTGTGTACACCCGGCAGCACGGCAGCATGGTCGTATGACCTCAAAGATACAGCGACTACTGTGCTTGACACTGACACGTATATGGACAATCGTCAGCTTGTCAATGTGCAGGGTGCAGGCGGCAGTGGGAATGTCACTGGTCCTGGTTCATCGACTGACAATGCTATCGCCAGATATGATAATCCTGGTGGTACAACGCCGGACACTATCCAGAACAGCGGCGTTATCATCGATGACAGCAACAACATCACTATCCCAGGCATTGAAACGACGCAATCTGGCAAGGTGCGCAAGACACGGGTTGTCACTGCCGCAGGCGCGGTCACAGTCGCAACCAGCGATGACATTATATCGATTGACAAAACGTCTGGCGCAGCTACAGTGGTTAATCTGCCAGCAACCCCATCCACGGGTGTCACCTATGTCATTCATGATGGCAAAGGTGATGCTGCTACTCACCATATCACGATAACGCCTGCATCGGGCAACATCAACGGAGCCTCGACTCTGGTGCTGTCCAACAATTATGGCACGGTCACTGTTACCTACAACGGAACCCAGTGGGATGCAACCACGGCGGGTGGAGCAGTTACAGGCGTGCCATCTACGGTGATCGGTGACTTTGCTATGTGGGATGACATTACCGCAACCACAATCAATGACACCGGATTATCGCTATCCACTGATGGCTCATTTGCTGGTAACAGTGATAGTCTTATCCCGTCACAAAAGGCAGCGAAGACTTACACCGATAACGCTGTCCAGAACGCTATCAATGGCCTCGCCCCGAAAGCCGACCTCGCTCTGTGGACCAATGCACCCCTGCCAACGGCTATTTATGTCAACGGCTCGTCGGGCGTAGGAGCCACGCTGACCGGCGTTTTGACAGGCGTACTTACGGTGGATGGCGTGGCGGTTACGCTCGGAATGCGTATCGGTGTCAAAGATCAGACAACACAGTTCCAGAACGGTATCTACGTCTGCACTACAGCGGGTGCTGTCGGCGTATCCTTTGTGCTCACGCGCACCGTAGATGCAAATACTAGCGCTGAACTCATCGGGGCGTATGCGTTCGCCTTGCAAGGCACAGTTAATGCTGATACAGCATTCCTGTGTTCCAATTCATCTGCGATTACCATCGGTGTAACTGCTGTCACTTTCGTCAAGTTTCAGGGCGCGGGCATCAATCAGCTTACAGGCGGCGTAACGGCTGGCCCTGGTACTGGTTCACAGGCCGCTACACTACCCGCCCAATTCCTTTTGCGGACTGCCGATAGCAACGTACCCAACGCTCAGGTTATGGGCGCGCTGGGCACTGGCATCGTCAAGAATACGACCACAACGGGCATACAGAGCATTGCAGCGGCGGGTACGGATTATACCAGCCCAACGGGTACAGAATCGCTGTCCAATAAGACCATTGGCAACACTAATACCGTCACACTCAAAGACACGCTATTTACCCTGCAAGACGATGGCGATACGACCAAACAAGCGCAATTTCAACTATCCAGCATCACAACAGCAACAACGCGCACGTACACGCTGCCTGATGTAACTGACACGCTTGTCACACTCACAGCAACGCAGACGCTCACAAACAAGACGCTGACCACGCCGACGATTGCTGACTTCACAAATTCCACTCACAACCACACCAACGCGGCGGGCGGTGGCACGCTTGCCATCTCGGTTCTGACAGGCATCCTGTCAACCGCAAAGGGCGGCACAGGACAAGACCTGAGTGCAACGGGTGGCGCTACGTCTTTTCTCGCACAGGACGGTAGTCACGTTGTCAGCGTGCGCACAATTGCCAGCGCTGACCTGACCACGGCACTGACCACGCCACCCGCTATCGGCGGCACGACCCCGGCGGCGATAACAGCGTCACAATTTAGCGTCACAGGCACAGGTCTGGCGAGTGGTGTGTTAGCTGTATCTGTCTCTGCAACAGTCACGAATCAGGCTGGCATCAGTTTTTCGCCAACGATTTTGCAAGGTACTGACGGATTACCTATTATTAGTGCCCAGGCAACTGCAAAACCTACCGCTAATTTAAATACTCTCTTTGGGATGTTGTTTATCCCAACAATTAGCGACAACGCTGGGACCAGTAAAAACATAACAATCGTAGCGGGTATCTATGCACGTATTGATACAAACGCTAGCTATACTGGCACTATTAGTAATTATGCGTTTTATGCTGGAAACGGCGTTAAAGGCAATGTCGGTGCAACTGTATCAACGCAATATGGATTGTATGTTGAATCTCTCACAACGGGTGCAGCGAATTACGCCATATTCACAAACAGCGGGATCGTGCATCTTGGCGACATTGTAGCAATCGCAGCGGGCACGCAGACGACAAACCTTCCGCGTGTCGGCGGAATGATCTTCACTGATGTTACTGCTGTCTCCAATTCGACCACCACAAAGACTGACCTGTTCACACATACAGTCAAAGGCAACACGCTCGTCAATAATGGTGACACGCTTCGCACTACCATCACAATCACCTTTGCCAATAACGCTCGAACCAAGCAGATCGAAGTCGATTTCGGTGGCACTCCCATTTATCAGCCAGCAGCCGTCGCCACCTCTCTCGCTAACGCGGTCATGATCATAGAAGTGCTAATTACACGCGATAGTAGCAGCAGCGTAAAAACGAGTTGTCGCATATCGACAAATACGACAATGGCTGCTTCGCCTGTTTATCTTCCGGTGACAGGGCTGACGCTATCTAACGATCAGGTATTTAAAGTCACTGGACAGGTCGGCACAGGCGGAACGACAAATGACATATTGGCGCAATTCGCGCCGTGGGAATGGCTGCCAGCAGCAGCATAGGAGAAAAAATGACAGACATAACACTTCAGGAACAGCTTTTCAACAACGAGAATCTTCTGCACGCATGGAAGGTTGAACGAGACATGGAAGCGTTGCGTTATCGCACCTTTAAGGTGTTGGATGATGAGCAGAGGATGGAAATGCAGATCAAAGCAGTCGAGCGCTGTCAGAAAGCGATTGACTACCTTGAAGCAGAACACGCTGCGCTTCTCGCGTCTGTATCTGCGAAAAATGGGCGCGAAGTATCAGTGGATAGTCAGGAACAGCAGCCCAAAGAAGCGTAGACTGTAGATATATCAAGGAGAAACTACTATGCGCAAACTATTCATTCTCGTCTTTCTACTCGGTACTTTTCTACCCACTCCGATCAGTGCGACTCAGTCTCCACTGGTCAAAATTCGCATTGCCGAGGCCACTATTCAAGGCTTGCCTACAGAGCACGCGATTCTGTTCAATGCCAACGGTGACATCCTGGCTCGTTATGACAATGGCACTGCCGATGATGTACGTATCGACACAAGTGTATGTCAGGGCTGTATCATGACCCATAATCACACGCTAAATGTTTCATTCAGCACTGCTGATGTCGAAAATGCAGTGAGGATGAAACTTAGTCAGGTACGTGTCGTTGAGCCAGATATAACCTGTGTGCTCACGGCTACCAGTCAACATCCCTTTGTCGATATGGAATTGACCGAAGACTATCCTCACTCCATTGACTCAATCGGCGCGGAGGATTACGGCAACTGGAATGGCGTATGGCAGCACTACGCCTATTTATATGGCTTGCATTATGGATGCAGCAGGTGAATCTGAACAAGATAGATCACCTCGCAAGCAATAAGACACAGTAAGCCAAGTGCAGCACGCAGGAATCGTTCGTCTTTCATGGGTCGATTATACGCCATAAGGCGTTAAGTTAAGGAGAGAACTATGTTTCACATCTTTGCTCAGGCAATTCCGCCTATCCCAACCGATTTTACCCAACTGGGCGCATGGCTGCTGATGCCAGCCGTTATCGCGTTGTTCGCAAATCTCGTCATCACTGAGTTTGCCAGCAACGACACACCTGACCAGAAAAACTTCGTTCGGTTCATCGTCTTTATTGTCGATGGTCTGGCAAGCTATGGGCTTACCCTGTTTGCCCCTGCTTTCGTGACGGCCATCCAACCCTTATGGGCAATTCTGGCAACTGCGATTGCTGCTTACTATGCTCCGCAGGCCATTGGTCAAATATGGTTCGGTATGCAATTGCTCGGTATGCGCTTTCTCATGGGTCGGGACGCTTTCGCTAAGGCTTATACAATAACGGTTACGACAAAAGCCGCAGTGAAAGCGAACAACACCATAGCCAAAAAGTCCACGAAGTCTCTTGATGTTGGAGCGGAGCCACACGGCTAATGAGTGTTGTTGTCCAGGTAATTGTACATGCGATCAATGTGCGAGATGGTGCAGGCGTAGGCTTCAATGCCTCGTCTGCCCTCTTTAATGGAGATCATGCAGTAGTCGATAGCTATGCGCCCGATATGGCATGGCTACATGTGACTTCGCCACATATCGGGTACATCGCTACAGCGACTGCCACGGGTGCGCCCACTGTACAACCACTGGACATTGTAGTGCCCACACCAGTTCCGCCTGCTACCAATGGTGACACCATGAAGGTGAAAACCACGGACAGTTTGCGAGTGCGGAGCGGTCCAGGACTGAGCAATCCGGTTGTCACGACTCTCGCAGCAGGCGTTACCATAGTTGTGTATGCCCACGTTTCCCAGATTGCCGATGGCTACACATGGTATCAACTGGCTACGAGCGATCAGCGCTGGATTGCAGCAAAATTTGTTGTACTTGTTCCAGATGGGACTCCGGTGCCGGTACCGCAGCCTACACCAGCGCCACTTCCGCCCAGCCTACCGTGGACTCTGCCTTTTAGCGCTTCGATGCGCGGCGTTGGCCTGAATGCCGGAGGCTGGACGACCAGTCCCACTGAACTGGCGCTCATCCAGAGGAACAATATCGAAGTCGCGCTGGCTGTTGCTTATAATCAGGCCGTGGCAGCAGATTTAATCCCGAAAGTACGGGCCGCAGGCATCAAACAACTTATCGTGCGGGCCAGTACAACGTCGCCAATCTCTACTGCTCAACACTTTCTGGATATCACAATGCCGATCCTGCGTGAATACTATGCCGCACTGGGCAGCGCACCAGGCATGATGATTGCCCTGCACAACGAGCCGAACCTTGTCAGTGAAGGACTGTCCGTTGGCTGGCAGAATGGGGCAGGCTTCGCCTCGTTCTTTGCTACTGTGGCGCAGACTTACCGGAATGCGTTTCCCGGTTGCAAGATAGGGTTTCCGGCAACCTCACCCGGACCAGCTTATGCAGGCGTGCGCGTGAATGAGATCCAGTTTATCGCAGATGCTGCGGCAGCCGTGCGATCTGCGGACTGGGTTGGCGTGCATTGTTACTGGGAAAAGAACGATGGCTCAGACTTCAATCCGCCGATCAATGCGTGGCGGCAGATGTTTGGGAACAAGCCCGTTATTGGGACCGAGATTGGTCCTGTAGGGTCCGCAGTTGTGACCCCTGTGGCAGTTCTCAATGCTTATCGATTGCTTGGTAATGCGGGGATTCCGGTGATGGCGTGGGTTCTCAATGGCACAGGCGCATTTCAGGGAGCCGACTGGTGTTACAACAATCTAACGCTATGATCCGCCGTTTCCTGCGCTGGTTGTTTCAGCGCAAGCCACGGCGGGGACAATACTGGAAGTCGGGGTCGTCCTGGACGTGGAGAGATGATTAGATCGGAAGTATCAAATGCTGTTTGATACTTTGAGCTATCAAAGCATTTGCCGATCCCGTGGTATGCCAGTCATCGATGTAAGCCCCTGGCACGTTGTCCAGGCGGCGGCTTAAGTCGATAGCGCCAGTCTGCCTCAGCAGTGGATACAGCATTGGATACAGCGAATAGGCTGTGGCTGTGTCCACGTCATAAGTCGAACTGAAGAACGTTTGCCGCGCTCCCATTGCCTGCGTTGGCTCAAGGAAGTTGTAAAAGGCTGCGCCTGCCTGCTCAGTGTACTGGCGAGCTCGCGTAATGGCACTGTCATAGTGGCTGACAATATCATCGCGAGTCTGGTCGTCCAGCGGTACAGGAGTGATGCGATTATCGCATAACCAGTGCAGTAGATGGATGTCATTTGCCATCGACAATGCAGAGCGACAGAAATCATAGTGCTGCCCATCCAGTTCACGCGCGGCATTGATCAATTCCATACTTCCAGTGTAGAAAATTACCGAATCCCCTGGATGCAATTTTGTATGCTTGAGATGAGCTAGCATCAGAGTCGCGTTGTCTGCGACCAGTCCCATGTTATGGATACGTGCATCGGGGATAAGGCGTTGGAGTTGGCTGGACAGGGTTTCTTCATCCGAGTTCAGGAAGCCAAATAGCGTTGAACTGCCGAACATATAAATATCGTGTGTGGCTACCAATGGTTGCCCAGCCGTGACACGCTCACCATTGCGGACGTTGAGCAGCGGACTGCTATAGTCTGGCAGCTTGTCATCGATGCGAAGTGGCGCGATGGCGATCATATTATCGATTACAGGCGCGTGTTGGCGCAGAAAGTCATTCTCGGTTGGACGAGGTGACAGCATACGGGCGGACACCTCGGTAGAGGCGACCATAAGCAGGGCGAAGGCAATAAGGGTGATACCGCGAAGTAGATTGTGTTTCATAGACATTCTCCTTACCATCTGTTGGCTAAACGATTTTCTCTTCGGCGCTTCAATTCAGCATCTGTAACCACTGGCTTTGTGTCCAGTTCGCTATCATCGTCATCCTTCCCGCGATTTCGGATAACAAGACCGGCCAGTGATGTTGTAAGCTGGTTCAATAGTCGACTCGGAAGAAGATTGATCGCCTGCCGAAGTTGCGCAATCTCCTCCACGAGTCTTTCTGCCGGATCACGACGCTGATCGGCGGGGATTTCCAGATAATTCTCCAGCGCCTTGACAATCAACGTGGCTCTGTCTCCCTGATAGTCTTTCAGTCTCTCGATCAGCATACTGTCCCGTTCAGGGTAAAGCCATGCGTTTATGGCGATCCTGTGCCTTGTTTTTGCCATGCCACGCTCCTCGGTGTTACAGACGTATTACGTGTGTTACGGTTGTAACACCCCTATAATTCGCTGGCGATAAAGCTGGCGTAATGCAGGTATCCGAGTGCGTTTGTTGTCTGGGAGTGATCGGGCATCATGGCCTGCCGATACTCCTTTTTGATCTGCTCTTTTACCAGGGGTGCAGGACCACCGACATTGAGAATCAGTTCATGCTGGGCTGCCCGACCAATCTTTTCGCGGCACAGCGCAATGGTAGCTTCGCGCATTGGCTTCAAGTCATCTGCGACTTCCGCGCTCCAATCCTGCGCTTCGCCATAGACTTTGAACTTGCCATCATTGAGCAGGATGCTTTCGACAGTGCGATCTTCTGGATACTCTCCGAACATCGTGTTGTATCGATTGGCAAGACGCTCAAAGGCAGTGTGCATTCCCGTCTCAGAAGTGCCCGATTGTGCCTCTACATGCAGCGCAGCTTCTTCGGTGCTCAGGTCAACAGAGAACTTCCCATTGTCCACAACTGCAATCTTGTTGAAGATAAAGCGCGGATTTTCTGCGCCATTGGGGAGCAGGCTGTAAGCATTGATTGTGCCCGTGGGCTGCGGCATCACGCTGACATACTCGATCTCAACTGGGAAGCGAGATTGATCTGTCTCGACCATCCAGTGCCCGACCAGTTCATGCTTCAGGCGATCTGCGCCCTTCATATGACCTTCGGGCAATCCCGTGGCGACAATGACGCGAATAGGGTCATTGCGATAGAGGCCAGGGAACATCTTTCCAATAGCAGCCAGCATCATGAGCCGACGCACTACATTGGCATCATCGCGTCCACGGAGAGATAGCTGTTCACGGGCCGCAAGGTGAGTTGAGGCAAGTTTCCCCACGAACCATTTGCCTTCCTCGGTAATAATGGATTCGCCAGGGTTTTGCTTCAAGATTTTGTCGGTGTCATAACCGAGGTCACGCCCGTAACCGTACAGAGTTTTGAACAGGATCGGTTCAAATCCCCATGACAGAGCTTTCGTTACACCGTATCCGACATCCAATCCCAGCAGGAGGAGATTGCCATTGAGGATGTTCTCAATAATCTCTCTCATGTGCTCAAGAACATAACCAGGCAGCGTGGGAATTTCAATGATAGGTGCATCTTCCTGGATGATGCTTCGCTTAGATTTGATAACCATGTGCTATAATCCTTTTGTGTTGAGTTTCCTTTTGACCGGACGTGTTCCCAGCCTACAGGGAACACGTCCTTTATTTTGCAGCTATCCTTAACTCTGTTGCTGCTTGAGCAATTTCTTTCTTGAACGTTTGACCTGCTGCCGGATTGCCCAGCGGATGGCGCTCGAATCGTTGTCCAGATTTTCTATGTTTTTGATCTCCTTGATATATTCGCGGTCTTGATCGGTCAGGACTACACTTGTACGATCATTTGCCATATCTTGCCTCCGTAGTATGCTTATTATATGCGCATCTGCATACTCAGTCAACTGTCAAAAAATATGCTATACTGACAATAAAAGGAGTCTCAAATGTTATTCAACCGCATTGCAATCCGCATTCTGTTGTTCATTGATCAGACTGTCCTGCATGATCGCTGGATCTGGCTATGCCATCTTACCTGTCAAAAACTCGATGAGTGGCACATGGACCTCGACGGTAATCCAATTTCTTGACTCCCATTTAGAACAGATGTATGATGAAGGTCCACCTCATAGGAACGTCTGAACGGGCATCAGTGAGAGGTTTGTGGTGAGCGCTCACGGTAATCAAAGCGAACCGCACTTTAACAACGGAACCCAATATAGCGGAGAGAAGGGGTAAGCGGAATCAGATGACGGGGCAGGCTAGCACAAACCGGACATCCTCCGTGAACCTTTCTCTCCCATGCGATGCAGCATAGAGCAGCGGTTAGCTCGTGAGGCTCATATCCTCAAGGTCGTAGGTTCGAATCCTACTGCTGCAACATACCAATTAGAGGCGAGATCCATTATTCCCCAGGGTGTGTCATTGACACGGGGCAGCCACCGATGACCTCTTAAAATAACTAACTGTTTCGAGCAACGAGCCACCTTATCAGTGGCTCGTTTGCGTTTATATGGATGCGATCTGGATCGTCTGCTTTACTTCGCTCACCGTTGGCAGGCGCACAATAATAGTTTGCTGTCCAGACAGGCTGACCGAACTGAGGCTCTGTCCAACGCGCACTGTACTCTGGTCGTCCAGAGACAGCCAGCGCCCACCATAACTGTTGATGAGCTTCATATAATTGGCATTGAGCCAGTTGAGTTGTTCTACCAGTTGAGTCGTTTCCACGATATCCCTCCTATGCCTGATAGTAGGTTACAGGAGTAAGCAGTCTCTGCCAAGTCACAAATGATCACAAAATAGATCGTAAAAGTCATCACATGTTGTTATAACATCGTTACGTTGTGATATGAATATGATTTGTTTAGGTCGTTGCAAGGTAAAACGCAGCCTCCTGCAAGGTATCTGTAGGCTATTTTTATAACCCTGTAATGGGAAAGTAACAGCATTTGTTATGTTGATGCGTTAAAATCCCCTTAATATTCAATGGCGCATTTGTACTAAGGGGATTCCATGTCAACAGAGACACTTTTGCAAGGGCTTACACCGAGAGACCTAGCTATCGTCAGTGATGTCATCAACACTGCCTGGATTCTTCAGGAAGAACTTCACCAGTCGAATGATGTCATTGCGCATCGGATCTTCGAGCTTGTTGAGCACTTGATTGAGGACCGCCGTCGAGAGCTTCTTCTTGCGCTCTCGGAAAGTGAAAACCATTTGCCTCTCCATCGTGTCAAGGTCCGTTCCAACATCAGGACTCTCCACGCGGCCTAGCAGATAATCTGTTGAACACAGGAGTACATCTGCTAACAATGTAAGCGTATCTGCGCTAGGCATCGTAACGCCACGTTCGTACTTTGATATTTGCTGTGCTGAAACCCCTACCTTTTCAGCTAGTTCGTTTTGTTGAAGCCCGATGAAGTTCCGCCTCTTGGTAATCCGCTCAGGTTTGTACATTCGTTTTTACTCCGATTTGCTGACAAACGATGGTTTGAAGAATGAAACTACAACAGCAGTTGACACGGAGGACACACTGGGTTATCCTGATACACAAGTATACACGAGGATCAACCAAATGCGTCCGTTAAATATCCCGATTGAGAAAATCGTTGTCTTCGTTGAGCGCTACGGAGTAGCTGAAGCAGCGAAGCGTCTGAACTGTGATCGCGGCTACATCTACAAAATGTTGAATAAGTACGATCTGGACACCGAGGTAACGGTGAAGGTTGTACCGATGGCAAAGCGGGAACGCGAAACTGCGTAATTCATAGAAAGGGGGAGTCTATGCAGGCGCTGTTGTGCAAGAGACACGAGGGGGTCAATCGAACTCGCAATCTCGACCACAGCAAAGAGCTTTCGGCCTTGTTGCTGGCAGACGTGTCCAACGGGTCGTTAACTGCGGTAGCGGGGTGAACGCGCCAGACAAACTAGCCACAGGTCGAATGCAAAGCCGGACGCGCGCTGGGCTTAATACGTTAGCAGTGGGGCAGATTGCGATCTGTCCCACGATTGATGAATTGCGAAGGGCTTCACGGGGTGAGGTCCTTCGCAGCACATCAAAGGAACCATAGACCTGGTTCGATTAAATGTACTGGTGTGCTGCAAATTTAAAAGGCAAAGGGCACGACATATCGTGCCCTTATTCATCGGACGGTTCGTGCTCTCAAGGTAGTGCAACGCAACACTACACCTCAATTCGTAATTGAGGTTTGGTGTGGGAATGTGACAGAGTCTCCCCGACTTATTCCCACTACCTTGAGCGCATGAAATTAGAGAGGCATAACCATGATTGAGCAAACATTAGACCACGATTATTTGAGGCGCATTACTGAGATTGCCCGGGGACACACCGAAACTGTCATTCTCAACGCGCGAAACACCAGCGGCAAGACGTACACCCTGTACGTGGTTGTCCCTGGCATCCAGAAAGTTGTTGTTCGTCTGCATCGTCGGGAACACAAAAAGTTCTGGGCGATTGTCGCTGCGGCAAAGGCTTGGCTGGAGAAGTTCAAGACGTTATTCGCACCAGTCCCGCTCCTGCTACCAGCGGTAGCCGCAACCTCCATGACTGACTCGCAGAAATTGGTCAAAGCAGCGGCACAGATGCCACGCAAAGACAAAAGCAGGGACATGGTATGGTCGGGCGTAATGTATCGCCCTGTCTATGCTGAGCAGATCAATAACCTGCGCCTGACATTGAAGGCAGAAAACCCGTGAGCACGCTGCGAACAAGGCGCGTTGTTGTTCGCATTCTGTTGTTCGTTATCGCACTGGTGATCATTGTTGCCTGCCTCATTGCAGCAGCATAGGAGAGATGGATATGGTTTTTTGTGTCCTGATCGATCATGAAATTCTGACAGTCTGGGTCTCGCTTATTGTCGGCAAGGCCCCCATCGGGGCAGCCGTGTTCCCTGATAAGCAGCAGGCACTGGACTTCGCCGCGGAGATGGCAGAAGTGCTGGCCTACGAAGTCAGTGAGGGGCAAACCGCCTGATGTTACTGTTATCAGCGCCAGCGCCAGTGTTGCTGCTTGGACCAGGCAAAGTGCGTGGTCGAAAGCCATCCCCTGCGTGTCCACCTATTCCACTTCGGAGACCTATCCGTGTGTTCTCATCCGGTAATGGGACTCAATCCGTTGCGGTGATGGTGCTACAGGCGCTTGACAAGTTACCTGTTCCTTATGACATCTTCGCTTTTGCCAATGTCGGTGCTGACAGTGAGAACCCTGCCACGCTGGAATATACCGAGAAGTACATCAAACCTTTTCTGGCAGATCACGGCATCGCCTTCTGGGAGATGCAAAAGAAGTACAAAAAGCAGGTAGATACACTGGTGCAGGCGCTGTACCGTGATACACGCAGCATCATCATCCCCGCCAGAATGTCTGGCTCAGGCGCACTGGGCAATCGCAATTGTACCGATGACTACAAGATCGAAGTCATTGATCGGGCAATCCGCAGCCTCAAGTACATTCATGCCGTGGTCGGTCTGGGAATCTCCACTGATGAGATTACCAGAGTTAAGGATACTGAGTGGCATGAGTTCTACGGCAAGCAGAAGATCGGTTTCGTGAAGAAGCGCGAATATCCACTGATCGATCTGCGCATGAACCGGGCAGCCTGTAAAGAGATCATCACCAGTGTGGGCTTGCCCCTGCCTCCGAAGTCCTCCTGCTATTTCTGTCCATTCCATAAACGTGCTGAATGGATTGAGATGAAGCGCGAAACGCCTGACCTCTTCCAGAAAGCCGTTGATGTTGAACGTCAGATCAACAAAAAGCGTGTGGACGACGGTCTGTTCCTGCACCCTGATTTAGTGCCGCTTGATCAGGCAGTGGGCGCTCAGCCTCGTCTGATCCCAGATGAAATTGACGATGTTTGCGACACAGGATACTGCATGACATGATAGCACTACTAGACGCACCCATACTCACTGACGACTTCGATCTCCGAACCTATCTGACACCTGGTGTCTACTACGATCACATGATGTTGCGCAAGGCTTACCACGATGCCTGCAACGCTGGCATGTGGTGCAAGGAAGGCGATCCTCACTTCCGCGAGGGAGCGACCTTCCGCGAGGCTGTTTACAGCGCATGGTACTCAGGCGAGCTGGAAATGACTCAGGCGAAATGTCGCAACGGTGAAGAGGCTGACTTTTTTACCGCTGTGGTCGATGCTTACTGGCCGGAGCACAAAGATTTTCAACTGGTCGAAGGTCATCTGGTGCTGTGGATTACGGATGGCGAAGATCAATGACCCCACGGCTTATTTATTGCGCTGCTGGCAATTCTCGGTTTGCTGAAATTGCCATCCGATATGGATTTGTGTACGGTGCTCAACTGCCGAACACTATCTACTACAAACCAGAGTTTGTAGATCAGAACTGGCGCAAGCCTGTACGAGATCAGTACATGAAGGCACTGACTGAACACACGCCTGCTCTTGCCACTGTTCTTGATTTAGAACGGGAAGATCAACTGGACGAAGTGTTGAGCTGGGCTAGCGAAGCAACACAATATCTTTCCGAAGCAGTGATCATCATCCCGAAAGTCTTTAGCATTATTCCTAAACTGCCTCGTGAGATTAATGGTAAACAAGTCCGACTGGGCTACAGCGTACCAACTAAATTTGCAGGTACAGAAGTTCCTACATGGGAATTCCAGGGCTGGCCTATTCATTTACTCGGTGGCTCTCCGCAGGAACAGATGAAACTTTCGCGCTATATGGATGTGCATAGCGCAGACGGCAATTACGCGCACAAGATGGCACTCCGTTACAACCAGTTCTTTGCTCCCGGCTCAGCGCGACAATGCAAGAATCGTTTTTGGCCCCAACTTCAAGAGGTCAAAAAGGGTGGAATTACTCATGATGCACCTTACTATGCCTTTGAGCTTTCCTGCATCAATATCAAGGCAGCGTGGCGTGGTTGCCCAGCGATGATTCGTTATGCGCAGGAAGAAGATATCCCCTCTATTAAAAAAATTGCTAATCAATACAAGCAGGAACTTGGGTTTGTGATGATCCCTGCACTAAAAGAAAGCGTTGCACGAAAATCTCTATTTGTGGCTGAGGTCAATCAGCAGATTGTTGGCTTTGTGAATAGTCGAGTCAGAAAAGACGGCATCACTACTGTGTATGAAATTGCGGTACATCGAGACTGGCATGGCAAACAAATCGGAACAGCGCTTCTCGGTGCGTTAACTGGAACTGTGAGATTGAAATGTACGGTTGATAACCCTGCCAACACTTTTTATGAACGACAGGGGATGAAATTGAACGGTACGGTATCTGGTCGTAAGCGTCCACTCAATGTATGGGAGCGCATAGCATGATCTCTATCAAAGAACAAAGCGCCATCATTCGCGCCCGTGCCAAATTGCCTGTCGAGATGTTTGGCAGAACATGGTATCCCACAGTCATTGCGGCTGAGATGAGCCATTACTCGACCCATGCCCTGCAAGGCTGGGCACTCGGTCAGACCACGCCCAATGTGATTTTGATTGCTACCAATGGTGCGCAGTTTATCCGCATACCACGAGGTCCTGATGACCTGAGAATTCCAATCTACTGGGACGTTGATACTCTGTCGAGGCTGAAATGATTTCGTTATACGCGACTTCCTTGACACCAATGACAGATTGCTGTAAGCTATTTACATCGCTTGAGGGTCTTGTCAACCCCACGTTTGGTCAAGCGATGAGACGAATTGAATACCTGCTGTCAAGCCGATTGCCGCTTGACTCATGTGCTTCAAAGCCATCCCCTGACAAGGATGTGCAAAGTCTCGAAGCACAGGAGCCAATCGGCAATTTTGTTTATATGGAAACGGTCCCAGAGTGTGTCGAAAGCACAAACTGGGACCTCAGCACACTGAAAGGGAGCGTGCCTATGTTTGATATTAACACAACATTCCTGGATTGTTACAAGATTGACAATCCCGATCTTGCCATCTTCCCCGGCAAGCGACACACCATCGATAACCCGCTTGTCCACAAAGGTGACAGGGTTACTGTCCTGCGTCGGATGACGCACGGGTACGGTTATATCTACTTCTTTGTTACGTCTGCTGGCCTGACAGGCTGGATACGCAGCGATGCAGTCAGTCTGGTGCTGTCATGAACTACACCATTCTTGCCATTCTTAACTCGCTGGCCTGTGGCGGTTGCATTTACCGCCATACAGATCACGCTGAAGTCTATCCGCTTTATTCTGAGTGCGAATGGGCTGCCTATGATATTCCTCTCAGGATATTCTGGGAAATGTATGTCGGGGGATTGATCGAAGAATACTACGATCCCACCACGCTTGAGTTCCAGTTCTACGACATCTCAATCTACGGTGAGCGGACTCGCAAGGAATTACTGGCGGTGTCCCGATGACTCACGCTCAACTCTGCCAGGACATTGTGACCTCAATTCGTCAGGACTCTGTAACCATCTCCGATGAGCAGGCCCTGATCGACATCACTGCTGCTGCCGGTCTGGCTGCGATGCTTAGCCTTAGCCCGACAGAATATCTGCGGCTGGCAGAACGTGCCTTCAAGGAAATGGGGCGACGGAAGTTGGCTGCCAGCGTTCACGCGGTCTGTATGAAACTCATCATGGAGGACGACTAATGCGGCGCTGTGAAGAATGCGGACGTTCTAATGTAACGCTCCACGAAGAAGGTGGCGTGTTCATCTGCAATCACTGTCTGGTCGGTGGACCAACAACGATTGAAGACTACTCCAACATGATGATGCTCGTCCATGAGCACACTTGCTCATGGCATTATGGGGCAGTGTTCGCAGTCGACGAATATCTGGCTTATCAGATGGAACGCGCCAACGGCATCGACCCGTATCACTTGAGCGAAGCGGAAATGGACGATTGGGCACAGCGCTGCAATGCATTTCTCGCACTGGCCTATATCAAAGGCGGTAGCAATGCCTGAATTTAACGTGAACGGCGTGGTAATTGTAGCAACAAAGCGACAGGATGACTGGTACGCCTGCCTGAAACTTAGTACGGCTACATGGGGCAATGGCAGAACGATGGATGAGGCCATTGGCAGTTGTTTTGTGACTGCCGCCTCGCACGATCCTGTACTGGCGAACCCTGCGCAATGGCCTACGCCAACGAAAGAACGCGCAGAGGAGTGGCTGAAGGATCAGGCAGATGGTCACTCCTTCAAGCGCTTGAAGTCGCTGGGCTTTTACCGTGAACCTGGACACAACTGCCCTCAATGCGGGTCGGAACAGACCAACCAGATGACAGATCGGGCGTGGGACTGCTCTGCCTGCGGGAATGAGTGGCTGGAAGAACCAATGGGTCCAACGGCTGATCGTGTCAAACTGAGCAAGAGTCAGATACATCACTTACGAGTTGCCAAAGCGCGGCAAGCTCATCCTCATCCTCACTATGGTGAATGGGTTGATCCAAAAGATACCTATCTCGAACAGAAAGCGGCAGGCAAGTTTCTTCGCCACGCTTGTTTTCGCACACTGGCTGCGCAGGGTCTGGTCGAGAAGAAATTGATGTCTGTCGATGGTCTCCGCACTTTCAAATGTATGGTGTATCGCATCACGTCCGAGGGCATTAATGCCCTGAGATCAAACGGGATTAACTGATTATGTCTGCCTTACCCAATACTCCTGCCCAGACCGTCCCGAACTACAAGGCTGACCCGTGGAAGTGGGAGGCGTATGCGCGGGGTCTGATGAAGAATCAGCTTAAGGTCGAGAAGATCGACCAATACCAATCGGCTGTCAATTACATTGTCAACTCAGCATGGCGACAGGCCGATGCATCTGGCGTACTTGGTGACATGGATGCCATGTGGGAACGTTTCAACAAGATGGTCGAGTTCTACCGCACAGATAAGCGGTCAGAGACTCCCGCTGCTGAGCGCATTCGTGCTTACGGTCTCAAACTTAATCTTCCTCTTGAAAAGATTAAGGAGATTGAGCATCTGGCTGCCCCTGGTGGGTTGTCCAACGTCACGCACTACTACGAGGCAATGGAAAAGGCTGTGATCAAGATGCGCCAGCCAGCAAAGCCTCCGGTGCAGCCTGCTCCACCGACAAAGACTGATGCCCAGGAAGCAGATGAGGCTTTCGGGAAGAAGCCTCCCCGCCGCGATCTGGTTAATCCCGGCAATTGGACTCATGAGACTGCCAAACTGAACGCGGTCTATGCTGAACTGGACGAGCAGGGGTTCAACCGCTACAACATCCATCCAAAGGATAAGTCGGGCATTATCCGCGCAGCGCTGGAAGTGGATGACATTCACAAGACGACACTGGGACCGCAGGCAGTGGTCATTAAAGTTCTGGCCTATATCGAAGTAACCTATAAGAAGGACAAACCACCAATGGTAGCCAAGTTTACTCCTGCCGACTGGAAAGAGTGGGCGAGTAGCCACGAAGACATTAAAAGCGAGATCCTGACTGCGCTCAACGCCAATCGCGCTTCTCGTGAATTGCCAGCCATTAAGGGCGGCAGCGAATGGGATCTGGACCTCGAAGCGGCTGAGGATGCGGTTCAACTCTATCTGGCAAACCGGGGAGATAAACCCGCAGAAGAAGAAAAGAAGACTCCACCTCCAGCAGCAGAGAAGAAAGCCGCGCCGCCTGCCCGTCCACCTGTCCAGCCTGGTGGCGGCAATCCTTTTCATCCTGCGGTATTTGCAGGCAGCAAACTGCGGATGGCACTGGCCGGTCCGTCTGGATCAGGGAAGACATGGACCGCGCTTACTGTTGCCTCTGGTCTGGTCGAAGGCGGCAAAGTGGCTGTTATTGACACTGAGCGGGGCAGTGCGAAAAAGTACGCCAAATACTTTCAGTTCGATGTTACGGAACTGTCCAGTTATCACCCTGATACCTATGTGAAGGCTATCAATGATGCTGTGAAGTTCGGTTACAGCGCGCTGGTCATTGATAGTTTATCTCACGCATGGGACGGAGATCGGGGCATCCTGAGCATCGTCAATGATGCAGGCGGATCGTTCGATAAGTGGAAGACTGCCAATCCAATTCTGTGGAGACTGATCAGCACCATCCTGGATGCCGACATTCACATCATTGCCACCATGCGCGTGAAAACCGAGTACGTCATGGAGCCTTACACTGACAATCAGGGACGGTCCAAGACTCAGCCACGCAAGGTTGGCCTCGCGCCAAAGATGAAGGATGGCATTGAATACGAATTCGATGTCTTTGCCGAGATAGACATGGAGAACACCATGACTGTCACCAAATCCCGTTATCCCGAACTGAACGCAGCCTCCTATCCGAAGGCAGGCAAAGAAGTTGCCGCTGTCCTCAGCAAAGCACTGGTAGGTTAACATGAGCGATATCACCACACTGCGGAAGAAGGCCGAGGCCATTCAGACCGCCCTGAACGATCTCATTCTGGAAATTGAACTGCTGGAGATTGAACAGGTTGCGAAGGACAACAACCTGAAACCCGCAGTGGTGGATGCTCCTCCCCCGCCAAAGAGTCTGGTCGGTCTGAGTTCGTTCCTTGCGACTTCAGCGGAGACTATTGATCTTCCTGGTGCGCGAAAGATGGCAGGCGTGGAGAAGCCCATGCCAGCGAATATTGGCTATGCGCTGGGACAAGTCCCCCCCAAAGCAACGAGCGAATTGGATGTTGCGTTGGGGCGTGTGCCATCTGAACCTGTAGAAGAATCTATTGTCCTGTCTCCAGAACAAAAAGAAGTAATAGACAGGGTAGTGAATGGAACTGAGCACTTCTTCATTACAGGCAATGCAGGAACGGGCAAAAGTGTAGTGTTGACCGAACTGGTTAAGCGGTTATCGTGGGGGTCTACCGTAACGCTGGCCCCGACAGGCAAGGCTGCGGTTCACGTCAACGGTATGACTATTCACTCCTTTTTTGGCCTCAAGCCCGAAGCGCTGTCACCCGACAAGATTCACGAACTGCCTGATGACAGCAAAGACAAGTTTAAGTCACTGCGGATGATCATCATTGACGAAATTAGCATGGTCCGTGCTGATTTAATGGACGCGATAGATGTTTTTATGCGCAAAAATGGCAATGATGCCAGTCGTCCATTTGGCGGATGCCGGATGATCATGATCGGGGACCTCTTCCAGCTTGCCCCTGTTTCCAGCGAAGATGAAGTGAAACACTGGCTGGAAGATCGCTACGGCATCAATACGCCCTACTTTTTCCATGCCGCAGTCTGGCGCGAGACTCCACTGATTACCTGCGAACTAAAAACTATCTTTCGCCAGAAAGACCCGGTATTCACCAATACGCTCAACCTGATTCGCAATGGCAAGGCTAATAACGCGGATTTAAATCTCATCAATCACCGTACCAACGCTGCCTTTAAACCGCCCAGCAATGAAGTGTGGGTCACGCTTACCACAACAAACAGCGCTGCCGATGTAGCCAATCAGACAATGATGGATGAACTGCCAGGTGAGCCAACCATCTTCAAGGCGGATGTTATTGGAGACTTCAAGTTATCCGACTCGCCTACCGATGCAGAATTAAAACTCAAGGTTGGTGCTGTTGTTATGTTCATCAAAAACAACAGGGCAGCGGGTTATATCAATGGCACGATGGGGCGTATCACCTCGGTTAAGCCGCTCAAAGTCGAGATTACTAACGAGGAAGGCGAGAGTCAGTTTGAAGTCGAGGTCAGCAAAGCAACCTGGGATCAGATTACTTACGATTATGACAGGAAAGAAAGAAAGATCGTTAAGCATGTCAAAGGCCAGTTCATCCAGATTCCGCTCAAGCTCGCTGCTGCCATTACGATCCATAAAGCGCAGGGGTTGTCCCTGAGCCGTGTTATTGTCGATCTGGGTCACAAGGCTTTTGCTGCTGGACAGACGTATGTTGCCATCAGTCGCGCACGCACTCTGGCAGGTTTGGTGCTTCGACGACCTGTTTATATGAAAGACCTGATTATCTCTCCCGAAGTCCAAGCGTTTCTGGCAGGTAGGCCCATTGCTCAGCCAAGACCTGTATCCGACCAATTGATGCTAGAAATTCCAGATAGTCCAGCGAAGCCTGCCGAGAAAATCGACGCAGCATAGGAATCTCAAATGGATACCCAGATTATTACCACGTTCACGGACGAACAGCGGAAGACGTTCACCGATTGCGAAAAGGTGCTCAACGAAAACGAGTCGGCTTTTCTTGCTTCGATCCGTGCGCTCAAGACTATCTCAGATGGTCAGTTGTACCGCATCAAAGGCTTCGACACATTTGAGGCTTTTCTGGCAGCACGCCAGGTAAAAATTGCCCGTGGCGCAAAGCGTGCCGCTCAACTCATCCGGCATGTGGGCATTGTCGATACGCTGGCCCAGCAGCCGGGGATCACGGTGCTGCCAGACAACGAACGCCAGACTCGTGAATTGAAATTCTCTGACCCGGTTGAACTGGCTGCCGCATGGCTGGGCGCACAAACTGCCAGCGGAGAGGACCAGCCATCTGGCTCATGGGTCAAAAGCAGCGTGCAGACCCTGACCGAAGCAAAGGTAATGGAAAGTGTCGATTTGAACAGAGGTGTGAATGCACCTGTTACGGCAGAGAACGTCACCGAGTCGACCATCATCAAAGAAGGCGAACGCATACAGCGGATGCGCGATAACGTCAAAGCGGCACGCGCCCGTAGTAAACGCAGCAAGCCTGCGGCAGTGTTTGAGGGCACATTTGAAGAGTCCTATAAGGATGATGATCCCGCACTGGGCTTCACGTTTATCGGTCACACGGCTGAGCAGATTGCGGCATTGATGGCTGGTAAATGCTATCGGTTCGTGGTCTATGAAATCCCTGTCGAGGTGCAAGCGTAATGGGACAGCGAAAGGACGAACGCGCAGCAGAATTGTATGCTGCATATCAATCAGGGCTGAGCTTATCCGAAGTAGGAAAACGCTTCGGGGTTTCGCGCACAGCCGTTTACGGCATGTTTGCCAGTCGAAACTTCCCGCTTCGTTCAAAGATGCGACTCGAAACTGTTGAGTTTAATGGCGCTCAATACACTGTAAACATTCTCGGTTACTACCGTCGAACAGATGGCGAACGAACACTGATGCATCGTGATATGTGGGAATTCTTCAATGGACCAATTCCCGACGGCTATGATATTCACCACAAAGACGAAAACAAGCAGCACAATGAGCTTTCTAATTTTGAATGTCTTCCAACGCCCGATCATACAAGACTTCACAACCCAATGCGTGAGGTAGAAGAAAAATTCTGCCTCTATTGCGGAGAACGATTAACGCGCAAACTCAGAACTAATGGATGGGAAACTCCGTCCGCATTCTCAAAGCGAAATTATTGCACTCCGCAGCATTCAAGGATGCACGCTAAAGGCAAGCCGAAAGGATGGGGTCCCAATGTACACAGTTGGTAGCCTATTTTCTGGTATAGGTGGCATTGACTTAGCATTCAGCCTCGCGGGATTCGACATCCGCTGGCAGGTAGAGATCGATCCATTTTGCCAGAAGATTCTTCAAAAACATGCGCCAGAATACTGGCCTAACGCAAAGGTGTTCAGTGATGTCAAAGAAGTCGGAAGTCATAACCTTGAACCAGTTACCGCTTTGGTCGGAGGGTTCCCCTGCACCGACATCTCCAACGCAGGGAAACGCGCGGGGATCAAAGAAGGCACGCGCTCAGGTCTCTGGATCGAGTTTGCCCGTATTATTGGCGAGATTCGACCCAGAGTCGTGTTCCTGGAAAACGTTGCAGCAATCACTGGTCGGGATGGAGAACGAGTCATTGCAGACCTTACCGCGTTGGGGTATGACGCTCAATGGCGAATTATTCCAGCTTCCGCAGTTGGCGCTCCCCACGAACGAAAACGATGGTGGTGTGTCGCCATCCGAAGCCGAAACGCAGTGGCGGACACCTACCTCACGAGATCATCATCCATCGGGGGAGTGGGGCAGACCAGGGAGATCGGTGCAGGTGATGCTGGCCCATCAGGTGAACTGGCCTACCCCGAACGTCCCCAACGGCGGGAGATCAATTCCGCAGCGAGCTCGCTGGTCGGGGATGGCAGCATATCTGGACGACAAGAAGATGCAGGTGACACTGGCCCAGGC